GATCATGTCATACCACTTGATCACAATGGAACAAATAATTGGATGAATTTAGTTGGAAGTTGTCAAGTATGTAATCTTAAAAGACAGAGAAAGTGGTCAGATTATAAAATAATATCACTTATAAATCCAATTACTACAATTGGTGAAAATATAAAAATAAAAATTAAAGGTGAGGAAATCAAATGCAATATGTAGAAACTAATGAAGAAGTAAAAAATGAATACGTCACATCACCCGAAGAAATTTTTGCACAAGCACATTTTTATCTAGGTATGGCAACTGTGTTGGCTGAACGAGATATTCCAGAAACATTTATTATTTTTGCTAATGATGCAGAGAATACTACAGAATTAGTTACTCTAAACAATGCATCCGAAGACGTTCTTACTGAAATTGAAGAAGCAATGCTTGAAAATAATTGGCGTCCATTGGCGGTTGAATTTTGTGAAAGCGATGAAGATGAATTTGACTTGATTAATTTGTGTTATTTCAGTAATCCATCTGAGGCAGATATGGTGTTAATTGATTCAATGTTTGAATCAGACGAAGAATGTTCTGAATGTCGATGTTCGGATTCAAAGAGATGCAACGGAAAGAATAAATAAACTCAAAAAGAAAGGATATCATGAATCAAATAAAGGCTCCAAATAAATATAATACTGATAAATTTACTATTTTTCTTGCCGGGAGCATAGATCAAGGTGCGGCGGTTGACTGGCAAAATTATGTTGTTAAACATTTATCTGATTTGGATGTCACTATTCTTAATCCGCGAAGAGATAATTGGGATTCTTCGTTGGAACAAACAAAAGACAATCCGAAATTTAAAGAACAGGTTTTGTGGGAACTTACAGCCATGGAAGCTGCCAATTTAATAGTGTTTGTTTTTGCAAGAGATTCTAAGTCACCAATTACATTTTATGAATTGGGTAAGTTTAGTGAACAGATGGAAGTGGCTGTGTTGGTTTGTGCAGAAGAAGGCTTTTATCGTCAAGGAAATCTTGATATTTATTGTGAATATTATAATATACCGGTTTATCATAGTATTGATAATATGCTCGTTGATCTTCGTAAAATTATAGATTCCGATTGTAGAATATAATATATAAAAGAATAAATACCATAGAGGATATGGTATGCTTATTAAAGAACTTCTCATTGAACGAATTGTAAATCTGTTCAAAGCTGATGAAAAACAAAAATACGCCGATGAAGTATGGGATGTTCTTCAACAATCTTATGCTCCTATTGGTGGATTTGGAACATCTGCCACAGTTGATGAATTAATTGAAAAATCTGGTTTATGGAAATTGGTTGTGAGAAATGGAAACATTTCTGCTTTGGAAATTTATCGTGATCAATTCGGTAGAAAAGGAATTGGATTAGGAACAAACGGGACATATCAAGGTAAAAAAGATTTAAGAATGATTATTAAAGATGGTATAAAATATAAACGTTCTTGGGCAGAAGTTAGCGGAAAACCAGAGTATATATATAAAAGATATGGAGGAATTCCAATATCTGCAACATATGCAGAATTATTAACAAAGCATCCAATAATATCTATAAATGATGATGGATATCATTATACTCGATTAATATATGGGGTTCCAAAAGAGAAAATTATATATGGAGTAATAAATCTATCATTACAAGATAGAGAAATGTTACGAAGCAAAGGAATAAAACTTCACGAGTTACCACAAAATATAAAATTATAAAGGAAATTATATTATATGAATCATAAGAGTCCCGAATGGTGGGATATGTTTTTTCTTGGCATGGCAAAATATACTTCTCAGGCTTCAAAAGACCCATCAACAAAAGTTGGTGCAGTTATTGCAAATGGAAAACATTTAGTATCTGTTGGATTTAACGGTTTTCCAGAGGGTGTAGATGATGATCCTGAATTATTACTTAATAAGGAATACAAATATTCAGTTATAATTCATGGAGAAATTAATGCTATTCTTGCTACAAATTCAATACTACTTGGCACCTGCTTGTATACTTTTCCATTCATGCCCTGTTCACGATGTGCGTCAATAATTATCCAAAAAGGAATTAAACGAATAGTATCGGTTAAAAATGATAATCCAAGATGGGGCGCTGACCAGATTTCTATGGATAATTTCAAGAAAGCTGGCGTAGAACTCGTTATATATGATGAACTTATAGAACTTTCAGAATTTGACAAACACACTAAGATATAGTATACTTAAATAGTGAGAGGAAATTGATGAAGATAATTTATACACATGGATTTCGTAGCCAAGGCAATAGCTTTAAGAGCGTTGCTCTTCGTGAGCGTTTTGGAGATGATAACGTTGTGTATCCTGATCTTCCGACAAATGCTGACGCAACCGAAGCTATTCTTGATAAGATCGTAAAGGAAAATACAAATTTTCCAATTGTTTTTGTTGGAACCAGTCTTGGTGGATTTTGGGCAAATTATATAGCTCAGAAATATGATATTCCTTGTGTCATTGTTAATCCATGCTTTAAGCCAAGTATATCTTTGAAGAAGTATGGTGAAAATGTTGATGGTTATGCGCAGCGCGAAGTATGGTTGGAAAACAACACAAATGGAAATCTGATAAGTCTGTTTGTTGCCAAGAATGATACAGTGTTATCAGCAAAGGAAATGTTGGCGGCATATCCTCATACTGCATCTACTACAATTCTAAAGGACGGTGGTCATAGATTTGATATTCATTGGAATCTTGTTGTAGATAAGGTTTCGGAGATTGTCAAGTTCAAAGAAGAATAATAATTTTAAGTCTTTGAAAATAAAGGGCTTAGGATTGTTGTTTTTGTTGACATTTAACCAAATTTTTGATATACTAAAAGAGTAAGACAAGGAGAATTTGAAATGAAACCAATGCCAGAGCATATCGGAGTCGGAATTACAGCAATGACTTCGTTGGAGTGCTTAGGCTCATTTAAACATGAATCTATAGGCATTTATCACAATTATTTTGTTACTGAAACTGCATGGGACTGGCCCAGCAAACCTAAACCTTCTAACATTGTTTTAGATGGTTTCTCCCCTAATCTAAATAAAGAATTACACATCGGCCATTTAAAAAATTTGGTCATTGCTTCTGCTTTAACAAATATTACATCTGCTTCACCTGTTGCAATGTTAGGCGCAGCAAATGGAATAAACAATGGAGCGATGGAAGCATATAAAAAATGGTGTAATCTTGCAAACTACCATCCAAAAATTTATCTTGATATAGAACTCCCTGCGCCATCAGAAAATCTTTATGATGGAGTTTCTGAATATGCAGGTTGTAAAATGTTCAACAATGTTGTAATTTACAAGTCTACAGGCGCAAGCACATATGCAGCGCACGATTTAAGTTTTGCTAAACTTGTTGCGCCCGATTTTTATTTGACTGGACAAGAACAAAAAGAACATTTTTCTAATTTGGGTTTGGGAACGAAGCATCTTCCAATGGGTTTGGTTCTTGGTAAAGATGGTTCTAAAATGAAAAGTACAATTAAAAAAGATGGAGATATTGCTAACGGAATTACTGCGCAAGAATTAATTGATGAAATTTCAAAAATAATTAAACCAACACCCGATCCAATGGCTTTAATTTGGAATGTACTGGCATGGCAGTTTAATTCTGCTTCCGTGAGCAAAAATACTATTTTGGATATAGAAAATTGGTGTAAAATTACAAGTCCGGGTATTTATATTAGTTATACTTTTGCTAAAATTCAAAAAGCATTGAGTTTTGCAAAAATAATGGGAGATAAAAATCAATTAAGTTTGGATGATGCTAAACTTTGTGGGTTTGCAAGTTATTTTCATTATTATTTGAATAAAGCAATTGAAAATAATGAACCATATTATATTGCACAATTTGCATTGTCATTATCAAAAAAATTATCTGAGATATATGATAAAAAATCTATTAAGGATGGCACTGCTAGTTTTATATTTTCTGTGAACTATTCGCTAGACATATTGAAGCAATGTATGATATTATTAGGAATGAATGTTTTGAAAGAGATTTGATATGAAACAACCAATTCACAAATTATATAAATATCCACGCTCTCTGCATTTACCCAATAGCCAAGGTATTACATCCGATGATAAGGTTTTGTCGCAAGACATTGTTGATTCGTGGAATTGGGAGGTTGTTATTTCAGAAAAAAGAGACGGAGAAAATTTTTCTTTATATTCAGATTATTTCCATGCTCGTAGTTTGAATTTTGAACCTCATCCAAGCAGAAATAGAATTGCCGCGCTTCATTCTCGGATAGCTTATCAAATACCGACTAATTTTAGAATCTGCGGAGAAAATTTAACAGCAGTTCATTCAATAAAATATTGCAATCTCAAAGAAATTTTTGAGGTCTTTGGTATATGGAATGAGGAACAATGTTTATCTTGGGATGATACAGTTATTTTTGCTAATCTTTTAAATTTGCCAACTGTTCCTATTTTATATCAAGGAATTTGGGGAGAATCTGTAGCAAAATCAATTGTAGAAACATTAGATACATCAAAACAAGAAGGTTTTGTTGTTAGACCAACCCGCGCATTTTATTTAAATGAGTTTAATAGTGTAGTTGGGAAATGGGTAAGACATAATCATGTAATATCAACGTCACATTGGATTCGCCAAAAAATAGAATACAATGAGCTATCTTCTGTGCTATAATAGTTACATCATGAACGAAATTAAGAGCACGTTTAATAAGTCAAAAGCATAAATACAGAGTAACACCATCGCGCCTGATTCAAAGTCAGGCCATTTTTATCTTATATTACAGAGGAATATTAAATTGAATAATTCAGCAACAGATAAGTTACCACGCCCATCACAAACAACTATTTTTCAAGACCCATTTAGCGAGGAAGTTTGGAAAAAAACATATAAAGATTATAAAGATACTGACATTAATGATACATTTTGGAGAGTATCCGATGCTATTGCAAGTGTTGAAATTACAGAAGCATTACGAAATGAATGGCGCATCAAATTTTATGAAATGATGACAGATTTTTGTGTATTGCCCGGTGGGAGAATTCTTGCCAATGCTGGAACAGAATTTAAAGGAACAACACTTATTAATTGTTTTACAGACCCAAAAGTAAAATATGATGAAGATAGTATGGTTGGTATTTTAGAATCATTAAGATATCAATCATTAACATTAAAATCAGAAGGTGGTTGGGGGAAAAATTTCTCGGCACTTAGACCACGTGGCGGATTTATTAAAGGTATTGGTGTTGAAACACCCGGCGCAGTAAAATTTATGGAATTGTTCGACAAGAGTAGTGAAATTATTACTGCTGGTTCTGGAACAAAATCTTTAAATAAAAAATCTAAAGGTAAAATTCGCAAAGGGGCCATGATGGGAATTTTAGATTGTTCCCACCCAGATATTATAGAATTTATTACAGCTAAACAAACTCCCGGAAGACTTTCAAAATTTAATGTTAGTATAAATTGCACAGATGCGTTTATGGATAAAGTTTTGATCGTTGAAAAACTTAAAAAAGAAAAAGCACCACAAGAAGTAATTGATTTAATAACTTGGGATTTAGTATTTCCAGATACAACACATACTGCGTATAAATCTGAATGGCATGGAATTTTAAATGATTGGGTATCCAGTGGATATCCCATAAAAATTTATAAAACAGTAAAAGTTGAATGGTTATGGAATTTAATAACACAAAGCACATACAATAGAAATGAACCGGGTATTTTATTCTTAGAAAGAGCTAATAAATTTCATACTTTAAATTATCATGATACTATTATTGCAAGTAATCCATGTGCAGAGCAGATTATGTCATATGCAGGAACTTGTACATTGGGAACATTGAATTTAACTCAGTTTGTAAATAAAAATAGAACAGGTTTTGATATAGAAAAAATTAAAAAATATACTTCATATTTAGTTCGTTTTCTTGATAATGTAGATTCTTATAGTGATGCTCCATTACCCGAATATATTGAATCCTTGCGAAAAAAGAGGCGTATTGGATGTGGTTTAATGGGATGGGGAAGTGCATTGTTTATGTTAAAGGTTAGATTTTCTTCATCAGAAGCAAAGAAGTTACAATATGAAGTTTTAAAAGCATTTACTTTATCTGGTGTTGAAGCATCAATTGATCTTGCAGAAGAAAAGGGGATGTTTGAATTATGTGATCCTGAAAAGCATTATTTAAGTCCGTATTGGGATAACATTGATTTACCAATAACATTAAGAAATAGAATGCGCAAACATGGTATTCGTAATAGTTCATTATTCTCAATGCAACCGAATGGAAACAGTTCAGTTTTAGCAAATATTATCAGTGGTGGCATTGAACCAATTTTCCTACCAGAATATATTAGAACTGTTATTGTTGGTGAAACACCAGATCATATTATTGATGTAGCACCCAATTGGAATCATGGAGATTTTGTTGAAACTGATATGTTTAAATTTATTCAAGAAGGGGATGAACAAATTCTTAAAGGAACTGATAAATTTGGAATAGTTTATAAAATTGATAAAAATCGTGGAATGACAAAAGAAGTATTGTGTCAAGATTATGGTGTTAGATATTTAAGTGCAATAGGAGAATGGAATCCTATTGCAGATTGGGCAATAACTACAGAAAAATTATCAGTTGATGAACATATTTCCGATCTTAAAGGATTTGCAAAAGAAGTAGATTCTGCTTGCAGTAAAACTATTAATATTCCAAATGATTATTCTTTTGAAGATTTTAAAAATATATATTTAGATGCTTATAATACTGGTTATATAAAAGGATGCACAACTTATAGAGCAGCTACAATGTCTTCTGTATTATCTGCTGTTGCCAGCAAAGATGTTGATGAAGAAGTTATTTTAACTGATATTCAAATGCCAGATTCTAGTCTTGCAGAAGTTAAAGTTTTACGAGATTATGAGGGCGGAAGTAGTAGAAAATGGTATGTAACTCTCACTCTTAACGACAATAAGGCTCCAATTGCATTATTTGTTCAAACTAACGCTATGGAAAAATCAGTTACTACCAATGATGCTGTAGAAAAATTGATTGCTTTGGCAAGAATTAAAGGAATTCCTGAAAAATTTGTTCAAGGAACTATTGATAAATCATTAAATGATAATAATAGCACAAAGATTGCACGAACAATTGGTTTACTGCTTCGTCACGGCGTTCATATTAAAAATGTTGTGGCAGAAATTGATAAGGTTGAAGGTGTTACCTTTTCCAGCTTTTTATTTCATATTAAAAAGCTACTTTGTGGATTTGTTAATGATGGAACAAAAATTGAGGGTATAAAATGTTCGGAGTGCTCCGGTCAGTTAATTTATGAGAGTGGATGCCAACGATGTGTAAATTGTAGTAATTCAAAATGTGGATAAAACAATATCAACCAAATTAAAAAGACCAGACTAGTCTGGTCTTTTTATTGCTATAACTAATCATTAAGATATTAAATCATCATTCCATAATTGATCCATTAATTGCCAATTGTCACGAAACATGTAATAATCTTTGTCGTGACCACTACGATCAAATCCATCATCATCATATCCATATGAATCATATCCTTCTATGTCATAGATATCTTCTTCGTTTTTACAATTTTCTCGAAACCAATTTTCGTTTTCTTCATATAAATTACTAACAGTTGGTGAATAATCTTCTTCGTTAAACATATTATGATTCCTCCTATGATTTAATTCACTGTTCTAACAAATGCACCATTACGTAATGCGAGTTTATTTTGGCCATTGGTGTTGTTTTGGGTAATATGGTGTTATATTTATATTTACCACATTTTTCGAGTGATATTGTTATATTATTAATTTTAGCAACCCGGAACAAATCTAGATAATTGCTTAATATTGATATAACAACATAATCATCGATATTTATCTCTTGTCCAATAATATCTTTCATTGTGGCTCCATATCATAGGCATCTACCAGTTCACTTGGTCGTGGTTTTGCATAATTTTTCCAAATTAATCTGTTATCATTAGCTATTTGATAATCTGGAAGACAATAATAATCATTGTTCAATTCATGCCGCCAACAAGGAATTCGTGCAACATAATCTCGTTTTAATCGTTGGCCACAATTTTGGCATAGAACAATCATGCCAAGTTTTTCAGCCATTAATTCAGTATCGGGAATATTATTCATATATTCTTTTCGGCCTCGCATAACACGGAATTAAACTTGGAGTATTTACAGGACAATAATATTTACCTGTTTCTTGATGAAGCCAAATAGATTCTGATGAAGTTTCTATTTTATGAATAGGGTGAGAACAATGAATACATAGAGAAAATACACCAAACATTTCACCCATCAAATATGAATCTGGAATATTAATATTCTGGTTCTGTTCCATTATACCACCATTCATCTTTTTGGATATCATCAAACAAATCTTCTAAATCAATGTCATTCATTGGCCAAGCTATTCCATCAGATTCATCATTGTAGCAATATGGATGATCACCACCTAATTGATTTTTATGCTTATAATTATAATCCATAAAATTAACACGACAATTACTAGCGTATATTTCGCTATGACAAGTTTGACATAACTGTATTAGACCAAGTTTAGCAGACATATATTCTGTCTTACGCGCATTATGCTCGTCAATTTGTTCTTGTGTCGGTCCAAATTTATTTTCCATATTAGTGTTTCCAGTAATAAATCATCCAATAAAATACATACAACCATCCCAATAGACAATGAATCACGGCCCAACCAAGAGAATGCCAAGTTTGCCAAGACAAAATTGCTGCAATTATACAACCTATAAGACCTAATGATTCTCCATTATTATTTGAATTAGACATATTTCCTCCATTTCTTGACTACAAGATTAGTATACCAAAATAAAGGTATATTGTCAAGCACAAAATAATAGTTGTAAAAATATTATAAACAGGTTTGACAAACAAACCAAAGTTTGATATACTATATTTATGAATGAAAAGATTACAATTCGATGTCGGAATCGGAGCAATTGGCTGCTGTTAATCGATATGGTTATGCAATTTATTATATCAAAAACCCAAGCGAAGCCGTGCAATTGGCTGCGGTTAAACAAAATGTTTGGGCCATTGATGCCATCAAAAATCCAAGTGAAACTGTTCAATTGGCTGCTGTTAATAAAGATAGTCGGGTCATTAATTACATCAAGAATTCAACAATATCTGTTCAAATGTTGGCAAAATTTTTATCTTGACAAACAAACCAAAATTTGATAAATTGTATTTGTATATGAAAGGATATCTATTTGAAAGATGTGATTGATCAAGAATTGTCCATCGGTGATTATGTCACTGGTATATGGGCAAATGCCGAGCTTGAATTATTTGAAATAGTGGATTTACAAGAGAATGGAAAATTTACAAGTAATTCACGAATCAAACGTGGCGCTGTTGTTGTTTTAAAGCGTTTATTTAACAGTGATGTTTCGGAAGATCGTCAAAATAAACCAGTTAAGAAACTTAATTCTCAGGTTACCAAAGTTCCAGAGCAAGCGGTTCGTGATTACGTTATGATGTATAAATTGGAAAATTGAGTTGACTTTTAATTGAAATTTTGATATACTATATTTGAGGTTGAGAAAGGATGACAATATTGTCTACTTTTCGTTTTAACACGGTGAAATTTTGTGAACCAAATTTTTGTAAACTTTGTAAAATTCAATGTTTATCTTCGTTGGATTATACAGATCATGTAAAAAATGTTCACCGCGCAACTATAGGCAATAATGGATGTATTCAAAAAGAATTTTGTAGTTGTGGAAAGAAGGCATTATACAGAGTTCGAGATAATGGATATTGTTCGGAGCATAGACAAAACGCCATCGATGATACTAAACAACAAACCATTAGGTATGATGGTTGGAAAACATCAATTGATGTTGCAATTGCAAAACGAGATAAGAATGATAAGAATACCGCTGGATTTCAAGTTGAATATCGTATACCGAAAGGAATAACAAATGTATAAAAAGGGTGATAGTGTAGTTTTGACAACTTCCGAAAGCGGAGATTGGATTGGCTTGTATATAAATGGAGAATTGGTTGGCCAAGATCATTCTTTTACATCCACTAAACTTTTGTCAATGCTTGGAGTTTCTCATCGAAATACTGTTGTTTCTGACGATATTATGGCACATGTTGCTGGATTTCCGGCAACTTTTGAGGAACTTGACGAATATCTTGACGACGAAATGAACTGTAATCTTTTTTAAGGAAAGACCATGATTATATTAGCTTTAGTTTGGATACATTTTATTGCAGATTTTTTGTTGCAATCTGACAATATGGCGATTAACAAATCAATTAGTAATAAATGGTTGACAATTCATGTTTTTACATATAGTTTGCTATTTGTAATGTTTGGTTGGAAGTTCTGGTTAATCACTTTTGTTTTCCATTTTGTGACTGATTATATTACGTCACGTGGAACATCATATTTATGGAAGAAAAATGAACGTCATTGGTTTTTTGTTTTGATTGGTTTGGATCAGGCAATTCATTTAACCACACTTTTTCTAACGTATCGGTATTTATTCCTCTAATACAAAGAAAGGAACATAAATGAAAATAACCTTCCCGTCAACAATAAACCCGGAAAAATATCAATTCATATATGACACTGATAGTTATGCTCGAAGTGGCCCATTTGGTTATTGTTTTGAGTATCAAGAACGAAGAAATGATGGTATTTCATTTACATATGCTATGTCTCTTCCAACTAATTTGGCAGGAGAATATCTTATATCATTGTCAGCAATTTTGATGGGTGAAGAAAATGATGAATTGTATCGATCACTGTTTTATAGATTGACAAATAATATACCAAATACAGACATTATTTTCGCTTCCAAAGTTGTTTATAATGCAAAAAAGAGAAAGTATTATTCCACATCGTTAAGAAAAATTTCATCTGTATCATCTAAGCAATATGATAAGAGGTTTGAGCAAGTTCATGATGAATTGGATGGTTCTGTAAAAAGCATTTTTGAAATTTTGAATGGTCGTAATAATGAAGGTTTTCATCAATATGATGTTGCAAAGACAATTAATAAGTGGAGGCAATCCTTAAAAATGCGCGAGTATCGTAAATTGTTTATGGAACTGCCAGCTAAATATTTGAAATGGACAGATAGTTATAATGAAGCGGCAGCAATAGATTATGCTTATGAAGCCGTTATGTCTGCTCTTACTATTTGGAAAACAAAAAAAGAATACAAAAATCATGTAGATCAATATATGCAAAATGCAATGGTTGCAAAACTGGAGTCGTAGACTTGACAAAAGAACTAAAATTTGGTATACTTTAAATAGTGGAGGAAACAATAATATGATGGGTGTTCGTGGGTATGCAACAAAAAAGTTGTTGAAGGCTGCAATTGGCAAACCGTTGCGGTATGTTGAAACGTCTATGTTTGGTCCAGAATATAAGGAAACTGGAAAGTTTTGTGTTGTTGGGCCTGATGCATATAATGATCGGCGCTGGTATGCCGAAGTAACCATGGAAAATGGATTGATAAAGAAAGTTACCTAATGAAAAATTGGCATATAACATGGCAGTTATTGTTATCAGTGATAGTAAGTTATATCATTATTATACCAATGACTCGTTATATAATAATTCCATATATGCCATGGCATACGGTGTTAACAATTGATGGTGGAGCATTCACAATATTTCTGCCTTTTATATTGACATTGGGATGGAAGCTAGAGAGATAAACGGCTTGGCAACGAAAAAGAATTTTTAAAAAAATTGGAAAGTTAATAAATTTTGCGACGGGGAGCGGCACCGCGAAAGGTTGTCAAACGTTCGTCTTGGTCGCGTCCAAGAGCCTGATAGCGCACGTCCGTCGCCATATCTTTAAAACCATTCACCATTAAATTTTGGTGGATAGTAGTATGGATTAATTGGTTTTGGTTTTTTGATTAATATAAGACCAAAACTAATTAATGCAATGCTGGCTAGAAGCGCAATTTTTGTTGGAATGTTCATATGGTTATTTAGGAGATTATGTTGTCTACTTCTCACGATCCTTTAAAAATGATTGATAAAAATAGTAAACTAATTAATAAAAATGATTTGGTTAAATACCCTACATATGCAACTTATGCTGTTGCTCCTGTAAATAAGATTGAAAACTGGTCCACTCAAATTGTTTTTGTATTTGACGAGTATATTCGTAGAAATCCATATGAAGTTGAAGTTATTACTTTAGAAGAAGCAATGCTATTGGCATTTGAAGGGATTTCAGTGAAATTCGATGAAACATAAATTTTCTATCGGTGATTATGTTTGGTATCGTCCAATATATTTTTGGTTAATGGGAACCCAACTTGGAACAATAGAACGCATCGATGATGATACTATTTGGTTTAAATGTAAGTTTGGATTATATGGTTTACAAATTTGGGAAGTAACACCAGCAACAAACGAAGAAGTTATGTTGTGGAAATTTGAAAATTGAAAGGAATATAAAAATGATTGATGAAAGAATTTATGTAATCGTTCCGCAGACAGTTCAGTGTGAAGTGATTACTCCGTTGGATAATGAAACAATAAAAGTGGAAACCAAGTCATTTCCAATGGTCGCTGGTCGTCTTATTGCGCAGGGAGTTCATATCGGAAGGATGCTTGGAAATTGGTATTTTAATAGAGGTAATCCAGAAATTACTACAATTGTATTGAGTGTTCGTAATACAAAGGAACTGCGTAAAGTATCTGATGAAATTAAAAGAAAAGTGGATGAACTTGTAGAAACTGTTGATAGGATTCCTTATGAAGAGTTTCATGACACCAATGTTGCTTTTTATGGAACAGAAGATAAAATCCACACGATTACTGCATTTGGACCGATCACACCAGAGATTCGCGAATTGTTTGAAGAAGCGATTGGTCATTTGGAATTGTTCTAAATATTAGAAAGGGATATATGATTAGCACCAAAGAGGATCGAAGAAAAAAAGCAATTAATTTAATTGATATTTTAACAAGCAATGTTTTATGCTTCAAAAGAACAAAACCAAAAACATTACCAAAAGGAATAAATTTTAATAACAATGAATGGATAAGTATTGAAACAGTATATAGATTAATTTTAAATGGAAAAGATATTTCAATAAATTTTTTATTTGATCTTGAAGAAATAGAAAATAAATATAAAGAATATTTATTTTTGGCAAAATTGGAAAGTTGAAAATATTATGAAGCAGAATATGTCAAAACGGTGGTCTCGTGGATTTGAAGTTGCTCGTGCAGCTTCGTTCCATAGCAATGGAATAACCAATGGCCAAAAGATGGGTGCGGCATTGTATGCTGGCTCTACTTTACTATCCCTTGGATTCAACGATTATGACCGCACATCGAAGCATTCTCAACATTCTACTTACGTTGGTAATCTCCACGCCGAAATAGCTTGTCTGACAAGGCGTTGGCATTACGATAAATCCAATAATTTGATTTTGTATATAGCAAGAACGGTCACTGATACGAAAAAGACTGTTCTGCAATATGGAGTATCTCGCCCATGCCAAAGTTGTATGAAAGCAATACAAGCATTTGGAGTTCGTCGTGTTAGATTTTTTGATGAAAATGGAATACCAACCGAAGTGAAAATTTAACTTGACTTTTATTCTAAAATGCGATAAACTAAATTCATTATGTTATTTGGAGGAAAAATGAAAGTATTTTTAGGCATTATTTTTACATTATGTTCTATTTCAAGTTTTGCTCAGACAAATCCAACAGAAACAAAGACAGTTCAAGCATCTGTTCCACCGGCTATTGTGATGGGAACAGCACCAGTGATTTCAGATATTCAACAGAAAAATTTTTATAAGGCTTTGGCGGAACAACTTAAAATTCAAATAGATTTAAAACAAGCACAAGATGCCGTGAACGCTGCTGCAAAGTCTATGGTTGCAACATGCGGTGATAATTATAATCTAAATTATACTTTAACTCTTAATGGTCCCGATCCAATTTGTGTAAAAAAACCAAAGCAAAATAAGTAAGAAAGGAAATATATGAATATTCCAGAAGATTTGCAACAGATATATGAATTTTGCAATGATATGGTAATTAATAAGGTTGAAACATTCAAAATAACACCAAAGAGCATGTTGTGTTTGATTGAACGCATTGGAGCATTAGAAGATTCTACTAATACATCTTCTTGTATTCATGATAGTTGCCGGGAAAAAATCAACGAAGGAAAGAAAACTATAATTGAATTGAGACATGATAATAAACTTTTATCTCAACAGATTATTGATGTGACAAAAACAGAAAGCCAAAAATTATGGAATAGTGTTGATGATGCCGCTAAAGAAATAGCTACGTGGCCAGAGTGGATGAAGGAAGGTAATTAAATGTCAAATTCTACAAAGGTTTCTATATTTTTTGCAACTTGTATGGCTTTAATTTGTATAAATTTTACCATAGGCTGGTGTATACTTAATTATCATCCACACATGTTACAACCAATTAATTCCGAAGTAATTACTACAAAATATAATAAATTTGTAACAGATGCAAAAGGAACAAAAGTTGTAATATATCATTCACCCTTGGTAAAAGATATGCCAGAAAACGAAAGATTTAAAAATACGATTTTCTTTGTTCAAGATGGTAGTGCAGTTTTACTTAATCTTGATTCTCTAAACTATAACATAGGCGAAGATGTCGTATGGAAATCAAATGGAAAATGGTATGGTGTATTAAAAGACAAAAATATTGATCCAGCAAGTATCAGATTTATTAATTATAACACACCAGAACAATGTCATTGTGTTCCTATTACTTTAATGGATGAAAAATAAAAAGGATAAAATGTTTCTATGGCTCGATGATATACGTGATCCCGCTCAATGTGGAGCAATTGGTGTAACTTGGGTTAAAACATACGATGAAGCAGTTGATTTGTTGAAAACAGGAAATGTAATAATTGCAGATTTAGATCATGATCTTAATATTCAACAAACTTTAGGATTGACAGATGGCAACAAAACAGGATATGATGTGATTGTATGGATGGAAGAACATAATATATGGCCGGAAAAAGTTTTGATTCATAGTCAAAATCCATCTGGAAAATATAAAATGCTTCAAGCAGTTCAACGACATTATGGAAAGCTATTTCAGCCTCCATTTCGCGTGTAAACAGTTCTAATCCTGATAATGATTAGATGGCTGGTCCGGTGGTTTAACAAAACTAAGATAATTGACAGGTATCTTCATAAACGTCTTATTCCGTATGAATAAGTGGAGTCGGGGTATGTATCATTTCATAAAATAAATGATTGGTGGAGGCGCATTACGGTTTTTTTGTGACGTGGTGCCCCCAAATTTGGTGGAGTGTAATAGAATAAAAGAACGGCAAAGGATATATGCAATGTGTTAGCTACTATATTCCGTAGGTCTCAAATAAACACAGATTTAGTGACCCACGTTTTGAATATTCTATTACATTCCATCTAAATTAAAAGAGAGAATTATGAAAACAGGAACAAAATCAATATTATTCGGAGCACATTGTTTTTTCCTACATCCTTTTTTTGTGGCATATTCATGGTATAAACTATATGGTTTTCCATTTGATCCAAGATTATGGTTTTGTTTCGGATTGCATGACATTGGATATTGGGGTAAAACTCATATGGATGATAATTTAGGGGAAACACATCCAGAAACAGGTGCTAAAATAATTGAATTTTTGTTTGGTAAAGAATGGGGAGATTTTTGCTTATTTCATTCAAGACATTATGCTAAGAGAGTTGGAAGACAACCTTCAAAATTGTGTTTTGCTGATAAATTAGCTTTTGTTTATACACCAAAATGGCTTTATATTCCAATGGTAAGTTGGACAGGAGAAATTAACGAATATTTACAGAATGCACAAAAAAATGATAATTCGCGTTGGGCACCAACAAATTTTGATAAAAATAAATGGCATTCTCAATTAAAAGAATATTTCATTAATTGGGTAGAAACTCATAAATCTGGTGCCGACGATACATGGACATTAAAAAGACATTCTTAGCTTGTATAAATAGAAGTATATGTTCCGAAGTGGTGAAATTAGCTATCACGAGAGTCTCTGAAACTTTAATTACTGGATCGTGCCCAGTCTTCGGAGCCAATAAATTGGGTGATGATAAATGCCAACAACAGATGATCTTATAACACTATATGCAAACCTTGAAACGATTTTGAATGATTTGGATATTTATATAAAAAATGTTCAAGAAAAAAGAAAACTTGCCGCTGATTGTTTGGCAAAGTTAAAAGATAAAGCAATGAAAGAAATGGATAAATAGAAATAACGCCTTGTTAGTATAGTGTTTATTACCCTACGCTGGTATCGTAGAAACGTGAGTTAGATTCTCACACAAGGCTCCAAGATTTTATAAATTAGCCAGATTAGTTTAACTAGAAAAACAAGACTCCTGTAAAGTTTAGTTTTCGGGGCGGTTCCGAAATTTGGCTCCAATATATTCCGAATTAGTTTAACTGGAAAAACATAGCCTTCGTAACGCTAAATTATCGGGTCAGTTCCGATATTCGGATCATTGATTAATTTAGTTAACAAATTCTCAAAAATATTATAATGAATATAGAAAGGAAATAACTATATGAAGGTTGGATATCGGTGGGCGTTAGCATCTTTTATTTTTGCATTTATTATGGAACTTGCAGGAACGGTAACAAACGTATATAAATTGCAAATGTTTTTTCAATCTTTTGGTGCTCTTGGAATAGTATTCATGATGTTGTTTTTGATGATAACATATATGGTTTAATCTGATTATTTTATGCTATAAAATTAATAGAAAGGAAATAGAAATGGAACCGATTCTAGGATTTTTTGATAAGTATAGATTTTTAAGCAATTTTCATGAACATCCCGCTGTTGTAATTTATATTGATGATTTAACTGGTGGAAGACTTCCGTGTAAAAATGTTGAAGCTGCATTTCAAGCATCTAAAACATTAAATGCTCTTGAAAGATTGACTGTTTCTTTATCGCAAACTCCAAACGAAGCTAAGAAATTGGGGCGTCAAGTATCAATGCGTTCTGATTGGGAAAATATAAAATTTGATGTAATGTTAGAATTGTTAAATCAAAAATTTTCCTATCCTTATTATCGCGATCTTCTTAAAGCTACTGGTGATGCTTATCTAGAAGAAACAAATCCATGGAACGATAAAATTTGGGGTGTTTGTAATGGTGTTGGAATGAATTGGCTTGGAAAACTTTTAATGAAGGTTCGTGAAGGTTTATAATCATGATTGATATTGAACTAGTAAACGAATTAGAAGAAAAACAATTAAAAATACGAATTAAAAAAGAGCAGGAAGACCAACAAAAACGCAATAAAGAACTTGAGGCAAATAGATTAGCAAATATTGAAAAAACAATAGCGGCTAGAAAAAAAGCAGAAGAAGTTTTTCCAGAAGCATTAAAAAGGATTGAAGCAGATATTAAAGAGGCAATTGCCAATAGAAGAAGAAAGATTATTTTTTATTGTTCTTATATATGCCGATGAAAATATGACTCAGTATTTACAAATAATGTTAATGCAAGCTCTTCCTTTAAATGGTTTTTTGTGTAATATGGACGGAAATACTATCAATATAAGTTGGTAATAATATGAATACAGAAAATAATAAAAAAATTCTTAATAGATTTCCAGACTTATTTCCAAGTAACTTTTATTTAGGTATAGGTGATGGATGGTTTAATATTTTTAATGATCTATGCGAAGATTTGAAACCAATAGTAAAAAATTTAAATCCTCCCTTTACATTTATACAAGTAAAAGAAAAATTTGGTGGATTAAGAGTATATACTAACTATGATGGAGATGATAAAGTTAATCCTGTTATATGTCTTGCAGAAAAGAAAGCATTGGAAACTTGTGATATGTGCGGGGAAAAGGGTCTTTTACGAAATAGTGGTTGGCTTAAAATAAGATGTGATAATCACGTTGATACTAAACATTATCTGTAGAAAGGTTTTATAAAATATGGCATTATACGAATATCATTGTTCTTCTTGTAAAAATGTATATGAAAAGATTCAAAATTTTAATTCTGAACCAGATAAATTTTGTCCAAAATGCGGAGAGCCTGTGGAACGTCCATTATTTGGTTCATCTTTAATATTTCATGGGACAGGTTTTTATGTAAATGATTATGGAAAACACAATGACAATTGAATTAGTATATAAAGAAATACCTCATATTTCTAAAAAAACACAAGAATATATAAACTATGTTCGTGAAATTTATCCTAATGCTGCTATAATATTTGATTCTCATGAATATTACAATAAAAAAATACAATTGAAACCGTTTTGTATTGGTGACATATATAATATTTCATTTGATAAAAATAAAATATTGGTTTGTGATTATATAAACAGAAATATTTCGTGGAGGAATATTAGTGATTTTAAAAAAAACGTTTCCACGGCTTGGAAAAATGCATATAAAACTATACAAGATGAAACTTTAAAAAAACTAGAATCCTAAATACTTAGAAAGAGAAAAATATGTCTAATTTGTGCAGTAAACCAGTTCTTGTTTTAAATCAAGCATTTGAGCCACTATCGATTTGTAGTGTTCAGAGAGCAATGAAACTTATTGTCAAAAATCGTGCTCGTGTTGAAGAATCAAATGGGCAAAAATTTTATACTGGAAAAATGTGGGATGAAAGAACTGGAGATTTGGTAACAGTTGATTTCTTTCTTCCAAGCGTTATTAGATTATTGGAATACAGATACATCCCAGTTAGAATGCCAATCGTAACACGTAAAAACATTTTTAATCGAGATGGAAAAAAATGTGTATATTGTGGTCTTCATTTTTCGGAGCGGCAGTTAACATTGGACCATGTAATTCCAAGATCACGTGGTGGTAAATCAACATATGAAAATCTTGTTACTTGTTGCTGGCCATGTAACAAGAAAAAAGATAATAAACTACTTAGCGAATTACCAGATATGCAACCTTGTTATTTACCTAAACCAAGCAATATTCACACAGGAAGATTTATTTTACGTAATATAGGAGATAGTGACCCACTGTGGAGAAAATATTTATTTTTTAACAATATTTCAAAAGAAGATAATCAGTGGGTTGATATGTAATAACTTAAAACAAATACCTCAGTTTTGAAACTGGGGTTTTGTTTTGAATAGCATAAATACATTAAGATCGTTGTTTGGAGAATGTATTCATGGCTGTAAAAATAAGTCAATTACCGGCAGCAATCACTATTAATAGTGACGCAATTTTTCCTCTGGTTCAAAATTCTACAACTGAAAAGGTGACAATTGAACAATTATCTGCCTATATTGGCGGTGGTGGTGGTGGTGGCCCACAAGGTCCACAAGGATTTCAAGGTGCAAGTGGTTCACAAGGTCCACAAGGATTTCAAGGTGCAAGTGGTGGCGGCGGTGGCACAATATTATTATCTAATGTTGCTCCTATTTCAGCAGGAGTATTTACGGCTTCGCATTCGTTAGGATCGGTTCCATTGGCAGTTGTTTTTACCATGACATCCGGTGGTCAAATTTGGTTAAATACGGCAAATGTATCACTTGGTTACGATTCTTCAAATGTTTATTGTGTGGCATCAGATGGCAATGTAACAGCGCATATGTATGTATTTTAATATGGGGATAAAATGAAGAAAATATTTATTACAGCAATTTTAATATCATGTATGGCTATTGTTGGGCATTCCCAACAAATAAATCTCGGCCCAACAAATCCACAAGTAAAAGGTATTTTGGGTCAAGATTACGGTGGAACAGGATCAAATCAACCAATTCCTGATTGTCATGGGCCAAGTGATGCTTTATCATGGAATGCATCTCTTTTTACATTTGGTTGTAATACATCTGGTGGTGGCGGTGGGGTTTCCTCAGTTTCGGCAGCAAGCATATATATGTTCACATTGAATGTTGCAAGCCCAACAACAACTCCTGTAATTACAGTTACTTTTGGAAATGTGTTAAATCAACTTTATATTGGAACCGGCGCTGGAACAGGAGTTTGGACTACTATTCCTGATTGTGAAGGTGGATCAAACGCTCTTACTTATAATAATACTACTCAAGCATTTTCCTGTCCCGGAATTTCTGGTGGTGGAGGCGGAACCACAACACACCCAGTAACATTTGCAGCAAGTGGTGGTAGTTCTGCTGGTGCTACTTTTAATGGTGCTTCTGCTTTAACTGTTGATTATCATACCATTGGTGCTCCTTCTACTACTGGAACAGGAGCATCTGGAACATGGGGAATTTCTCTTGGAAATTCCGTAACATTTGCTGCAACATCAGGCGCATCTCCCGGCGCGACATATAATGGTGGTTCAATATTAACAGTTGATTATCTTACTGTTGGTGCTCCTTCTGTTACTGGCAGCGGGGCATCTGGAACATGGGGTATTAATATTTCAGGGACAGCAGTAGCATTAGCTTCCGCTCCTACAACATGTTCGCTTGGTTCATATAGCTTTGGAATTGGAACCAATGGAAATGCAATATGTAGTTCTCAAAATATATCTATTACTTTGCCTTCTGGAACACCAATAAGTGCGCTTACTTGCACTGGTTATTTAACAGCTACCTTGGTTGGAACTCGTTCAACATCTGCTTTTAATACAGGTTTTGGAACTAATCCATTGGCTGTTGCTGGATGGGGAGCAAACGGTGGATTGGTTTTTAACGTATGGCCAGATGCATCCAATGATATTATTGATTGGTCAGTATGCAATCAAAGTAATTTTTCAATAACTCCCGGAGCAGAAACAATGAATGTTGGAGTTAAATAATGAAGATTTTACCTATTTTATTATCAATCATGATTGTCATACAACCATGTATGTCAATACCACAAACGGTTGGTGGTGCCGGTAGAACAACTGGAAACAAAGGTATTCATGGATCATTTAATGTAAGCACATCGGGTTTAACAGTATCATGTTCCAGTTCAGCGGCGTGTTCCGTTAATCCAACAAGCGGAACTGTTAATGGTCCAAATCAACTAGCTGGTGGAATAATACAATTTACCGCAACACACGATGGAAGTGGAACAATTGGTGGTGCGGCTGGCGGTGGGGCCGGTGAACTTTTAATTAGTTGTAATGGTGGACCAACCTTTGCAGTAACTATTGCGTCTTATTCATTACCAACGACATCTGCATCTATGAGCTATCTAACACCAACATGTTCTGGAGTTACAAATCTAAATCAAATAACTTTTCAGTCAACCTTGGGCGGCGGTGGTAGTAGTGGTTTTAATATGAATTTTTTTCCATCTTCCACGATTACAATGACTTTTTAAGTTCTTTATTTTCAACATAAAATTTTTCTTGACAAATGAATCCATATATTGTATACTAAAAATGTTGATAATTTGTTTTAAGAAAGGTATTTCATGAAACAGAATTCAAATCCATCATTTGAAAAGGCTTCTCTAGAAGCACTAGCACGTGCGCGGTCATTTGGTGATGTCCCACGTATTATGGAAGCTGTAAATAGGGCTGCGATGTTAATTTCACTTTCACCGGAAAAGTCAGAAGAAATTTTTCGTGAAAAGATGCAGGAAGGTGTAAAGTTGTGAATATTCTAACTAAATGGTTTCATCGTCATACTTATGATGGTGATTCATGGAAATTAATTGATGCAGTAGAACTTGTTGATTCTACTCCTCGGTATACATATGTTGTTGGTGATCAACCAAAACCAATAATTATTGGAAAAAGATATGTTTATACTAATACCTGTATGGATTGTGGAATGCTAACCGAAAAAATAATTAATTCATAAAGAAGGAAATAATGTCTAGTGATTGGTGGAATGGTTTTAATTGTGGGATGTATTTTTGTCTTGGAATTTGGTTTGTAAATTATTGGATAGTTCAACCAATTAAAAGAGTTCTTGTAATAATGAAAAAGAAAGGAAGAAAAAATGAGCGTAACGGCTGCTGATTTTATTAAGAATGTAAAAACCGGAGATACGGCTGTTGTTGAACTTGCAACTCGTGATACAGAAGATGGTTTTGCACCTGATTATAGAAAACCACAGACTGTCATTCTTTATGTTCAACGGCGAACAAAGGCATATAAAGATAGATGGGGTGTGCATCCCGCTGGAGAATTGTCTAATTGCACTATTCAAGGTGGTGGTTGGGCCGAGGGAGGAATAGATTCTTGGTCTGAAATATTTTGTGAATTTCAAGTTGAAAATTATCGGATGCATATCTTGTCTTGGAACGGCGATGATGTTATTCCATCTCAAACAGTTTAATATTAGAAAGACAAAAAATGAAAATCGCAGCCATAATTGATGTAGTGTTTATTTTTATTTGGATTATTCTTGGAATTCATGATGAATTAAAGCATAAATAGAGGATAGTATGAAATATACAAAAATTTTGTGGATATTTTTAATTGGATTTTTTCAGGAATATTGATGTCTCGGTTGTGCATTAACTATAAACCATCAGAACTTGGAAGTTCATTGGTTACTAACACTGTGACATGTGAAGTTCTTGATAATAAGATTTATGATTGTAAAATAAATGCTGATTACACGCTTGACGATGTAGTGAATGATTGGTATACTATTTATATAGAGAATACAAAGTAATTTAGCCCTATAGTTTAATGGCAGAACAGCGGTCTTATAAACCGTATTATCACTAGATTGGTGAATTGTCTCAGTTCGAATCTGAGTAGGGCTACCATAAATTTATTTTAGAAAGGCAATAAATGAAATCATATGAACGATTGTTAAGTTCTCGTTTATTGGAATTGTCGGCAGATGCATTTAGTAATCATGGTTGTAATGATATGAGTAATGAAACTTTAGCTAATATTTCTATTACAGATTTAGTGCAATTAGAAAAAGATTTTAATAAATGGTATTTTCCTAAAAGTGAAGATTATATCCCATTTGATGCTATTGGTGATTGGATGTGGATGAGTTATTTAGCATATAGATTAAAACAGTAAATAGTATTATGCCCCTATAGCTCAGTGGACAAGAGCAAACGGTTTCTACCCGTAAGGTCGGGAGTTCAAATCTCTCTAGGGGTTCCAAAAATTTTATGGACCCATTGGCAATGGATAGTCAACTTGAATTCGAATCAAGTTTAGTGTAGGTTCGAGTCCTACTGGGTCTGCCATTTTAAAACAGTATTTTTGATTTCTTCTCTATTACCAACAATAAGTGGAAAAAGTTGAATCAATTGTTTAATTTTGTCTGCATCCTCCCTCATTTTCATTGGGTTTTTAACATCAAGAAACTTATTAAAAGATGGCAAATAAAAATCGGGAAGATATGTTCTCCATTTATTGTTAGTAGTATCAAACCAATGTAATCTTTTAGATGGACGCAACCAAATAATGTTTTTTTCATCTAACCATTTTGCGATAAATAATTCCCAAGAAGATTGTAAACTTGTTTCTGTATTGTCATTTTTATTAAAATAAGAAATTCTAATTTTGGCACATTTATTTTTGGAACGAATTGAATCACGACATTCAATCGAACAACATTTTTGATCATAAAATTCTCTTTTAAAAGTAATATGACAATGATGACATTCATAAAATGGTTTTGATCGTGAAGTAATATTTTTATTTTGTATACCTTTTCGCGTTCCTTTTGGTAAACATATTTTTCCTTCTTTATAAAGAAATTTCATTTTTTGAGAAAATTTTTCTTTAACATCTCTTGGCCACGAACCACGTTTAATATTTCTAAATGAAGCAGCACAAGATTGATTACAAAAATTATTATAATGTTTTTCATATGGTATTGTTAAATTACAATGTTTACATAATTTAGGATTTTGGTTATATTTGTCTATATATTCTTTCGATCTGAATATATTGGCACAATTAGAAGAACAGAATTTTATTCGTTTATCAGTTCTATTAAAAATCATTTGACATTGTTTGCAATTTTTCATATAATATATTTATATATTTTTCTAAAAATTATGAAGTAACGGTTCAAAAAGAAAAGAGCTAACAATGCAATATATTATCCAAAATTCGGGTGTTACTTTTGCTTGTTTAGATAATAATGTTGCTCCATTAGTAAAAGCAATTGATGAGATTGGTGCAACAAGAATTGCATGTGGTGTTATACCTTTTACTGATACTATTGTGGGTATTGACGATATTGATCCAACGATTCCAACTATGTTTTATGGTTCTACTCGGTTGGTTGAAATTGTATCCAAACTTTCATTTTCGCCCGGTGTGTGGTTTAAACCTGAATGGTTTGATCCTAAAAATTGGTGCGGAAAACGAAACGATCTTCTCAATGAAAATCAAACATATATGACTGTTGGAGAACTTAGAAAAAATTGGATCGACAAAGAATTTTTTGTAAAATCTTCCGATCCAAAAATTTTAACTGGAATGGTGCTTGAAAGTGATGATTATAAATGGTGGATTGAAGAATATTCCCATTTAAAAGATGAAGATAGGTTAGTGATTAGTCCAGTTCAAAACATTGTTCAAGAGTGGAGATTTTTTATAATCAATGGAGAAGTAGTTACAGGGTCTCAATATAAACACAATGGATTATTGAGAATACGAGAACCAATTTCTGATTATGTTTGGGATAAAGCCAGAGAAATGTCTAGAGATTGGATGCCATCACAAAATATTGTGATGGATATTTGTAAACTTGAAAATGATGAATTCAAAGTTGTAGAGTTTAATACAATTTCATGTAGCGGTTTTTATGCAAGTCCTATAAAACCATTATTAGAGAAAATTTCATTTATATATGATTAATTTATATAAATTTGATAAATACTTCTGGGTTTTATTGGAGGTATTTTATGATTCCATTTACATATTTAATTACTCATATTCCATCAGGAAAAAGATACTATGGTTGTAGATACGGAAAAAGAAGCAACCCATCACAATTAGGAAAAACATATTTTTCAAGCTGCAAAGAACTATATAAATTAATAAAATTAGAAGGAGTTATTAATTTTATTTTTGAAATTAGAAAAATTTTTAATGATCCTTTAAAATGTAGAGCATGGGAAGCAATTGTATTACGACGATTAAAAGCTGCCCAAAGTGATAATTGGTTTAATAAATCAAATGGTAATAAACAATTTTATTGCACCGGTCATTCTAAAGAAACAGTTGAAAAAATGGTTCTTGGACACAAAGGTTATAAGCATTCTGATGAAACAAAGAAAAAAATAGGACAATCACATAAAGGGAAAAAAGGTCAGGCATGGACTCCACAACAAAGGGAAAAAATCCTACAAAAACAAATAGGTTCAACTCGATCAGATAAAACTAAGCAAAAGATGAGTTTATCAGCAAAAAATAGAACTAAAGAATCTTATTTGTGGTCAGAAGAACGAAAAAATAGAAGCAAAGGAAAATTCAAGGGAAAAGAAAATGGTTTTTATGGAAAAAATCATTCTGAAGAAAGTAGAAAGAAAATGAAAGATTATCATGCAACTGCCCCTAAAGCAATATGTAAAGTGTGTGGATTTTCTACTATTCCACCATTAATTAAGCGATGGCATAATGAAAATTGTAAAATGTTAAAATCTAAATAAGAAAGGAATAGTATGAAATATAAGTTAGAAGCAACAAATCGCAGTAAATGGATTGGTTTTTTATCTATTATTATATTTTTTATATCTGTTGGAACATGGTCTTATAGAGGATTATTGTGTTCAATTTATTGTTTGATAATCTCTCTTGCTCAATGTGAGTTAATCACAATTAAAAATAGTAAAGAAAACAAAGAAGAGGATAATGATGAAGAAAACAGTTGATATTGCTTTAGAATATTTACTAAAAGCACAAAAAGAAATTTATGAACAATGTCCACCACCGTATGAATTTCCATCTGATAATGGAAGAGTAGCTCAACTTATATCAGATGCTATAAACACCGCAACTATAATCAAAAATAAAGCAACCAATTAATAAAGGAAATAAAATGCAAATAACACAGTTTTCAAAACAAAATAATAGACCATATCAAGAAGATAGATCATTTATAAAAATTATGAAAACTGGTGTTCTTTTGGGTGTATTTGATGGACATGGTGGAGAAGAGGTTTCGGATTTTTGTGCAGATAATACTGTAAAGATTTTTAATCATATTAGTAAAGAAATAAAAAAAGACCCCGAAGAAACATTAAAACAGCTTGTTAAAAAATTAGATGAAAAAACAAATTATAGTTATTGTGGATCAACGGCTGCAATTGTTTTGATTAAAAATAACGAAGCACATGTTGCAATTTTAGGAGATAGTGGTGTTTTAATTAAAACATCCTCTGGTTCATTGTGGCAATCACCTGAACATAATGTTCGAACAAATGCAAAAGAATGTGATGAAGCTAAAGCACGTGGTGGATGGGTTGACACAAATCGTGGTTATCTATTTGATAGAAATGTATATAATGGACAAGGTTTGCAAATGAGTCGTGCCCTTGGTGATCGTGAATTATCAAGAGTATTAAATAGAGAACCAGAAATTTTTCATATCCCAATTAACAAAACTAGTTGGATATTGGTTTATTCAGATGGTTTAATTGATCCATCTCATGCTAATCAAAATGCAGTTATTGGAATTGTAAAGGCTATTGAAACTTTACCAATTGGTGCAGAAGAATTGGTTCATGCCGTCTCCGATGTTCAAAATAATGATAATTCAACAGCTATTTTAGCTAGAATGGAATAAATATGAGTTCTGTTATTAAAGATTTTAATTCTGATTATCTATCAGTATACCTTAATCATCCAACTTTTACTTCATCAATAAAAAAAGCTAAAACATTTATTCCAAAAATCGAATTTGATTCTTTTGCGTTTCGAGGAATGAGTGGCGCTTTATTAGCTCCTATTCTTGCAATTAAATGTAAAAAACATCTAATCATGATTAGAAAATCTATTGAGGGTTCTCATAGTAATAGTATGGTAGAAGGATATATTAAAACAAAAAAATTTATTATTATTGATGATTTTATAGAAAGCGGAAATACAGTTAATACTATTATTGCAGAAGTAAAAAGATTTGCACCGAATGCAAAATGTAGTGGAATTTTGTTAATTGGTGGTTATAGTCGTATTCCTATATTTTATACAATGGCCAAGTATAAAAAAATGTATTTAATAAAATAAACACAAAAACAATCATAACTAATAAATACTAGTGTCATTTCAATTTAGATTTCAGGAGACAATAATGATGTGTCCTACCGAAATATCTTATCCTCAATTAAAAACTTCATTTCCATGGCAAAATAAATAATGATTAAAAATAATATAACATGTATTTTCTGTCGTAAATCTAGAGATAAAAGTTTAAAAATGGTTATTAGTGGAAACTATGCAATATGTGATAAATGTGTTTTTTTATTTGGTGGTCTTATTAAAGGGTCTGTTACTCCACAAGTAGCTTCAAAAGAAGCAGAAAAAAAACAATTGGCTGAACAATTAGATAGTATGAAAATTCGTGAATTTTTGGATCAATATGTTATTGGCCAAGAACCAGCAAAAATTGCATTATGTGTAAGCATAGTAAATCATTATAAAAGAATGTTGTATGGCCAAGATAATGATGAATTAAGTAAAAGCAATCTAATGATTACTGGACCAAGTGGGAGTGGCAAAAGTTTACTAATTCGCACAATAGCTAAATTTTTAGATGTGCCATTTATATCAATTGATGCGACTACTTTAACCGAAGCTGGATATATTGGCCAAAATGTAGATACGATTGTATCTAGATTATTAATTGAGGCCAATGGTGATATCGCTACAGCAGAAAATGGTATTGTGTTTTTGGATGAAATAGATAAAATTGCGATTGGAAAAACAAGAGTATCAGCTAATGATGGAAGAGTATCGGGTATACAATCTGCATTATTAAAAATGGTCGAGGGTTCAATTATTCCACTTGGTATGAATTTTGAATTAAAAAGGTCATCTAAAATGGCAGAAATTAATACTTCTCATATTCTTTTTATTTGCGGAGGATCATTTACAGGTTTAAACGAAATTGTAACTTCACGATTAAAAAAGAAAAAAGGTATTGGGTTTACTGATAATATTACAGGAATGAATAATATGGAATCAGAATATACTACCGAAGATTTTATAGAATTTGGCATGATTCCTGAATTTGTTGGAAGATTTCCAATAAAAACATATACAAAAGAATTAACTAAAGAAGAATTATTACAAATTTTGAATAATAGCAAAAATAATATTCTTACCGATTATAAATTTTATTTTTCTGTAGATGAAATTGATTTAGATTTTACACCTGAATTTTTAGAAGCAGTTGCAACCAAAGCAAAAACAGAAAAAACTGGAGTTAGAGGGCTTCGATCAATTTGTGATGAATTGATGTTAATGCATTTATATCTACTACCAGAATATAAAAAACGTGACGTAGCAAAAATTACTTTTTTTGAAGATTGTATCGACAAACAAAAATTACCAAAAATTGAAATATTTGAAAAGAAAAAAATGGTAAAATCAAAATAATATTTTATTTTTCTTGACAAACATGTTAATTACTGGTATAAATAAAGATGTGGATGCCTTCGGGGTTCACTAAATCATACTTGCTAAATATAGGAGAAATATATTATGACAATGCTCACTAAATCCTCGCTTATTCGAAATCCAGAAATATTAAATTTATATCACTCTTTAATTGGTTTTGATCAGTTTTTTGATGATCTTGATAGTTTTCACAAGAAAACAAACTATCCTCCATTTAATGTGATTCGTGTAGATGAATTACATTATGTTATGGAATTGGCTGTTGCTGGATTCTCACCAAAAGATATTTCAGTTACAAGTAAACAAGGAGTGCTTACTATATCCGCAAAAACTACAGAATCAGACTCTTTAAAAGAAACAAATTATATTTATAAAGGGCTTGCATCAAGAGCATTTACCAAAGATTTCAAGCTATATGAACATATTTTTGTGACCGGAGCAACTTTTGATAACGGTATTCTTAAAGTAAATCTTGAAGTTAAACTTCCAGATCAACTAAAAGAACAAAAATTTACAGTTATGGATCATAATCAACCAAAAGTATAAAGAAAAGAGAAAATATGAGCGAAACTTCCTGTGATGTAATAACAAAGGTAAAAATTGATACTACTTTGAAGCCTCCTACGCTTTATAGTGTAATTTATTTCAATGATGAAACAACCAGTGTTGTGTTTGTGGTTCAATCATTAATTGATGTTTTTGGATATTCAGTGGAGGCTGCGATAGAAATGGCTCAAAAAATTGATGAACAAGGATCAGGAAACGCAGCATCAGGTTTACCTAAAGAACTTGCTAATCATCTTAGAGATTTGGTTATTGTTCAAGCCAGATCAGAAAATTTTCCTCTGGTTGTAACAACCAAAGAGGATGGTATATAAATGGAAAAAAATTTTTGGGATAGTGTTCCATCACGTCTGAAACAACAATGGGGTGATCATGGATATCCAGAATGTGATTGTGATATGTGTGGTGGAGACGAAACCTGTAAAATTCTACCACCATTTGAAACAGGTGAAGAATATATAAAAAGGCTAGTGAGTTATATTATGTATTTAGAAAAATACAACTCACTAGATATTTAAACTATTTAATTTTAACCTTGTTCTTTTTTGGTAATTTTGTTTCTGGTTTAACAACAACTGTTGTGATCTTCTTTTTAGCTTTCTTTTTTGGTTCTGGAATAATTTCAATTGATTGAACTTTTGGTTCCATAGCTAATTCAATTTTTACATCTTCATCAGAAGCCTTGTTAGTGATACATTCTTCACAAACAATAGCAGACGTTTTTAATTCTTTGGCTTCTACTTTTGATTTTGGAATTACCAGTAATAATGCAATAATCGCAATTATTAAAATAAAAAATACAATAACATATGTCATATTAATACTCCTTGGCCGTATTTAGTATTAAAATAATTGTGTTGACAAAGAGTTGACAATTTGATATAATTCATTCAACTCAAGCAATGCTTGAAAACAATAAGGAGAAATAAATATTATGGCTTTTACAAATATTTCAACTACGCAGCTTGTATTTCTGCATGATTATCTTAGAGGTAATACTCGCACATTGACTTCAAGACAGGCAGCAAGTCAATTTGGAATTCTTAATCTTCGTGCTCGTATGAGCGAACTTAGACAGATGGGGCTTCGTGTTCGCAGAGAACCATCAACAACTGGATATTCAAAGTATGCAGTAAGCGCACGTGATGTATGGGGATCAAAGGCAAGCCTAACCACTCGGTAATTCAACTAAACAACTAACAAGAGAGGATGGCAATTGCCATCCTTTTCTTTTTGACAAACAACCCAAATTCTGATATACTGTATTTGTGAATGAGAAAAATTACAATTCAATGTCTGTATCGGGACATTTGTCTGCTGTTCAACAAGATGGTTATGCCATTCAATACATCAAGAATCCAAGTGAAGCTGTGCAATTGGCTGCTGTTAATAAAAATGGTTATGTCATTTATTATATTAAGAATCCAAGTGAAGCCGTGCAATTGTCTGCTGTTCAACAAGATAGTTCTGCCATCGATTATATTGAAAACCCAACAATATCTGTTCAAATGATGGCAAAATTATTGTCTTGACAACCAAACCAAAGTTTGATATACTAATCTTGTAGTCAAAGAAAGGAACAAATGAAGAAAGTTGCAGAAGTTGTAATGCCGGTTTCTTATCCGCGTAATGAGGTTTTTGCTGCCGCAATTGCGGCTCAACGAATCAATGGCGAATATGTGAAACGCGCATTTACTCCATATGTTCCCTATCGTCGCGGAAGAACTTATTATGCTCCTGTGAACCGAACCCAAACTGATGTTTCGATTTGCAATAAACCATACAATGCTTATCTAATGAAGTCTATTTTGGAATCAAATAAAAGTGATATTTTGCCGGAAGATTATGAACAGGGGGAAGTGATTCGTTCATATTTTTGTAGCAAGATCACTGCAATTTTTGATGGAACCGCGCAGGATTTTTTAAAGGGTGCTATTGAAGCGTCTATTGCTGATGAAATTTCTTCCACTCAACAGTTTGGTCTTATTGCTTCCCTTCCATCGGTATATGAACGCAATATTAAGCGTTCCAATGATCGCGCTATTCTATCTGATATTTCTTCAAATAGCGTTCCATTGACATCTGTGATTGGAGACTATGTTAAACTTAATGTCACCGTTCTTGATTCAATTTATAAAGAAAAGTATAATTCACACGCAGTTAATGTCAAAGTGAACAATGTATCTGAGAATCATGTATTGTTTTTCTTTGGCAAAGATACATATCAAAAAGGTTCGTCATATAATATTTCTGGACGAATCAAGTCAAAAGGAAATCAGATAACACAGCTTCATTATGTTAAGAAGATTGATTAATAATTTTAAGAAAGAGGATAACAATGACGTATTTAAATGACATTCTCGATATAAATTTTCTTGCTCAGTTGATCAAGGATGGATATATTTCACAAAAATTTCATAATGATTATCCTCTTGCTATATTAAATTATAGTAAATTGGCTCAGTTTGACGAAAAATTAGTTTGGAACAACGAAATGAATTTGTCTCGTGGGTTGATTTACAATACTGACACGATGGAAGTTGTGGCCGTTCCTTTTCGTAAGTTTTGGAACATTTCAGACTCTCGGCATCCTGAAACTATGCCTGAAAATCTTCCGAATGAAATTCCTTTGTTTTTGGAGAAGTTGGACGGTTCGCTTGGAATTTTGTTTGAATGGGATAACTTGAATCATGTAGCAACTAGGGGTAGCTTTCATTCAGATCAAGCAGTTTGGGCAACTAACTGGCTTCGAACCACTCATCCTAATTTGCAATTGCCGAAGGAAGGCACGATACTTGCTGAAATTCTTTATAAACAAAACAAAATAGTAATTGATTATGATTTTGAAGGTCTTGTTGTTATTGGTGCAATCAATAAGGCAACTACAAAGGAAATGAATCGTGACGATTTGAAGGTTTATTGCCGAGTGATGGAATTGAATATTGTTCAGGAGTATAAGAAATCTTTGAACACTTGTCTTTCTGAGGATGAAAAAAATCGGGAAGGATATGTTCTTACTTATCCGTCAACTGGTATAAAGGTTAAAGTTAAATTTGAAACTTATTGTCAGTTACATAAGATTTTGACAAATTTGAACGCACATAGTATTTGGGAATTGCTGCGTGATGAAAAGTCTCAAACTATTTCTGATTGGTTGAAAGATGAAAATATGCCTGATACTTTTAAGAAGTGGGTTAAGACGGTTTGGTTTTCATTAATCGGGAAATTTGAAAATATTTTAACGGAAGCAAATCATCGCTATGTTTCTCGTCCAATGACTGATCCATTTATGCCGTATAAGGAATCTCGTAAGATTATGGCACAATATTTCACTTTGGAAGAAAATCGTAAATATTCTGGTTTGTTGTTTGGTATGCTCGATAAGAAAAATATTGACAAATCAATTTGGAAAATGATTGAACCTGCTGGAAGTGATGTATTTCTTGTGGACGGAGAGTAATTTTCCGTCCATATTTTAAGAAATCCACCCTTGCCAATATAAATTATCAGTTGAAATTGGGGGAACAAAATAAGTAACGGTATAGCCAGAAATGGAAAAACCGACACCCAAAATAAGTGGAAAATTATTCCAAACAATCACAGTTGCGGGAATAGGAGAGACAAAACCGGTTGTTGTAAAAACTGTTCTAATTCCATCGGGTGTTTCTTGAAATGTTCCAGAAACGGGAATATTTGCTGGTGTAGTGGCAGCAGTTACTACGGTAAGAATTTCTGTATTTCCTTGAAATGGAGCACCATCTGAAATGGTCCCGTTTCCAATAAACAATCTTTGACTATCCACCGACCACCCAAGTTCACCTTTAGAAAGCAATGGAAGATTTTGTTGAAGTCCTGATCTTACTTGTATTTTAGAGTTTTGTCGAATTCCCATTATTTTAATTCCTCTGTATTATTTATCTATGTTTTTAAATTTGGAGATTATGAAAACTTCTAAACAAGAACAACTCGAATCAGTGAATAGAAATGGATATAATATTGTAAATATTAAAAACCCAAGCGAAGATGTTCAACTGGCTGCTGTTCAACAAGATGCTCGTGCCATTTGTTACATCAAAAATCCAAGCGAAGCCATGCAATTGGCGGCTGTTAATCAAAATGGTTATGCCATTGAATATATCAAGAAACCAAGCGAAGCTGTGCAATTGGCTGCGGTTAATCAAGATGGTTATGCCATTAAATATATCAAAAACCCAAGCGAAGATGTTCAATTGGCTGCGGTTAATCAAAATGGTCATGCCATTCGACGTATCAATAATCCAAGCGAAGATGTGCAATTGGCTGCGGTTAATGAAAATGGTAATGTCATTCGACGTATCAATAATCCAAGCGAAGATGTGCAATTGGCTGCGGTTAATCAAAATGGTCATGCCATTGAATATATCAAAAACCCAACAATTTCTGTTCAAATGTTGGCCAAATTATTGTCTTGACAAATGAACCAAAGTTTGATATACTAATCTTGTAGTAGAAATAGGATATTATGAAAAACATTTCGATTCAAGTATTGGAATTTTTAAAATTGTCATATCACAATAAATGGCTTTGTGATAACAAGATGGCAGTGTATGTGCGAAAAGGTCATCATATTGGATCAGATAATAAAATGCATTTATTTTTTGATATAGCTTCGGTTGAGGTTAAAGAAAAATTTCAGAAACAAGGAATATTTAAAAATTTTCTTTTGGAATGTCAAAAAATACAATTATATGATGGTATTTTTATTGAAAATGTTTTAAATGAACATTTGAAGAAATATTTACAGAGACTTGCCAACGAAGATTCTAGATGGACTGAAAAAGACTCCTGTTTTATTTGGGAAATATATACTTGACAAATGAATCAAAGTTTGGTATACTATATTTGTGATTAAAAGAAAGGAACAAAATGAGAATTTGGAGTTGTAATCCTAAAACTGGAAATTTTCCGCCACTGCGAATTGCTTGGAATTTATTTTGGGCAATCCCTGCGTATTTTTCAATGTTTGTTTTTATTTTCTTTTGTTTTATGCAAGGTGGTCCCACTCGTGCCGAAGATGCGTGGGATAGATTGAAGTAATATTGTTGACAAATGAATCAAAGTTTGGTATACTATATTTGTGATTAAAAGAAAGAAAATATGAAGAGAACACCAGATTCAGAACTTAAAGAGGAACTTCGTATTGCTCTTTGTGATGCACAAGATCATTTTAGTAAATGCTCAAATGATCTTGATAGAGACGAAGCAAATTATGAATTTTTGAAAGCATTATATACTCGATTTAATCGAATTAAACCATCAACTGAGCCTCAATAAGCTCCACAACAGTTGGCAAAACCAACGAAAGGAATTATTTTTATGCATATTGATCCAAGAACATTTTCATTTGCTGGCACTAGTATGGACTCCGATGGAGTTTATAAGGCTCGTTTTGCCAACAAGCTAGACACTCGGCCAAAGGTTATGGAAAAGCTATTTGGTTATACCAATGTTGTTTTTGTTCCGCTTCCAAATCCGATGTCAAAGCTAGATGCTATTGCATATCTACTTGAAACTAAGCCAGAGGGTGTTAATGTTGATGCTCTGTGTGCCAAGGCTATCTATATTAATACACAGATTGGCAAGATTGATGGCACTATTCCGAAGCGTCTCCGTGGTCGCCCTCGTAAGAATCCATTGGTTATTACTTCGCCAGTGGTTGCACCAAATAGTATTGTAAATACTATTGTCAATGCGGTTCGTGAGGATACAAATCATAAGACATTGACTTCAAATTAAGTTGACAGTCGGATAAATAAGTGGTATACTTGTTTTATAAGTGAGTATTAATACCAAAATGTTTAATAAATGAACTGGAGGGTATTTGTATGTAGCGAATAATAATCAAATAAAGGAACATCTGATAATAAATACCAAAAAGTAATATAAGTAAATTTATGATATGAAATACCAATACCAAAAAGTAGTAAATTTAGAAGAGTGTTGTAAGTAATACCCTGACCTTGTATAAGCAAGGCAGTAAATCCTAAGATATGACTGATAATAAAGCTATCTTAGAGTAAATGTAATAAAATAATTTAGTATACGAATACCAAAAAGTAGTAAATTTGTAGTAAAAATTTAATGATTATAAATACCAAAAAGTAGTAAATTTAATGTAATGTAATAAACAATTTATATCAATACCAAAAAGTAATAGGAAATGCGCCGGAGGCTTAAATTTAAAGGCCATAGATGGCGCATTTCCATTTCAAAGAAAAGAGAAATAAAATGGCAACGGATATTACAATAACAACAAAAGCAATTATCGATCAGATTGATAAATTTCCAACGCTCGATGATTGGTGGACTGCGTGTATTCTTACACCGGAAATTAAGGTGTTTTTACCACAACTTTTTGCATTATTATTGCTTGAAAGTGCTATTTTTTATATTCATGATTGGTTAGCCGCCATTTTATGTTTCATGATTATCATATCTAAAATATATAATTTTATTGCATCGCTTGCAATAAAATTGACACAGGGATATTTGCTTCTACAGATTCGCGATTCATATAATAAAGGAATAAAAGATAGCGAATCACTACAAAATAAAATTTAAAAGGAATAATATGATTAGCTCTAAATTACACACTATTCAGCAACATGAAGAACTTATTGGAAGTCGTTTCCAAATTGCACATCTTGTAATGCTCAGAACAAAACAATTAATGAATGGCGCACCAATCAGCAAAGGTATGCCAGAAGAATTTACATGTCAAAAATATGCTGATATTCCGAATCACAGATATCCAAAAGTTGCATTGGAAGAATTGCGCCTCGGCAAGTTAAAATGGAAACGTGGTAATGCTCCTGAACCGGCTGCAATTCCATTAATTGAAGTAAATCCTGTTGTTTTTGGAAGTTAAAATATTTTAAGTGAGGTTATAAATGATTTTTTGGGGTGATCCACATGGAAATCTCGATCTTCTTCGTCGAAAGATGAAAGAGCAACATACCAAATTTCCAAATGATACACAAATTTCAGTAGGTGATAACGGGTTTGGATTCCCCAAATCTCAGAGTATTGTTTTTCCAGATTATTTTAAGATGATTCGTGGAAATCATGATTCACCAGAAGTTTGTCGTGCTCACCCAAATTATCTTGGAGACTACGGAACAAAAGAAATTGATGGTTATAAAGTATTCTTTGTTTCGGGTGGGTGGTCAATCGATAGGCAATTTCGCAAAGAAGGGGTAAGCTGGTGGCCAGATGAAGAATTATCCATTGCAGAATTGAATATTGCTATGGAAGAATATCTTGATGTTAAACCTGACGTAATGTTAAGTCATGACGGGCCTACTCCAGCAACACATTATATTCTTAATCGTTATGCTCTTCAAAATAATAATTATTATAGCGAAAGCAGCGTGACACCAACTAGAACCGGTCAAGCACTTTCAGCTATGTTTAGAGAATATCAACCAAAAATGTGGATTTTTGGTCATTGGCATTGTAATTTTGACAAAATAATCAATGGAACAAGATTTATATGTATTCCAGAACTAGAATCGATTAGGGTTGAAGATATTCTACCACTTGACAAAGATATCAAAATTTGATATACTATATATAGTAAAAGAAAGGACTATATGTTAACATTGATTCTGATTCTTTTGGTTGCCGTGTATTTTTCACAAAAACGAAAAAATGCAATAACAGAAGATGAAAAACGCGCATGTAGTAGATTAGTTGTTTTCATGTGGGTTTTCTTGATTTTAATTTTGTTTCATGGTTGTTAAGAAAGGTAATTATGTCCAGATCAAGGCGTAGACAAAAGAAAGATGTTTTCAGTGTCGTTGCTGCGGTTAAGAGCAATGCTAGGGATCGTATTGGAACTCCAAAGGCATCTTTTGTGATTACACCAAAGAATCAACGGTCTCCCCGTTACAAAGAAAAATTTACGGAAATTGATGATGAAATTAATACGGAGAAAGAATAATGGATTTAGTAGAATGTTCGGATTGTAAACATATTTGGATCATACAAAAAGTTATACCATATAGTTATTATCAAAAAAAAGGCCATACTGTTTGTCCAAAATGTTTAAAATTTAATTTACGAGTTAAGTATACTCATATTGACGACAATGCGTATTTATATTTGCGCAAACTTCCAATAGTTACTTTTATTAAATCAAATTTTTGGTGCGATGATCATATCATAAAATATCCAAAAGATACATTATTAAAATTGTTAAATAAAAACAAATTTCTTTTTAAAAGAAATGAATCATCGAGTTATTGTGTTTATTATTATGATACTAATAATAATTTTGTGTTGATTAATTATTCTAGAAAAAATAAAATGTCACATGCTTATCTTGGTTTTAAAAATAACAATGATCCGTTAATTAAGAAAATTATTGATGCTATCAAAGAAGATAAGCGAATCAAGAAAGAGTTTGTTCCGCCAACAAAACCAATAATTGAATCGATAAAGGATGCAATTGGATATGATGTAACAGTTGGTGATTGGGTTGCACACTGGTCCACAAAATCACTTGGTTTTGGAAAAGTAAAAAGTATTGAATCATTTTCGATTTATGGAAGAGAAGATATTGGAATAAAAGTTCAACGATATAAACAAACATCACAAATTAAAACATCGGATCAATTTGTTTTGATATCTCCAGAAAAAAGCATGCTTTTGGAATTGGAAAGGTAAATGGCACTTAACATAAAACCTAAATCAATGAATGATGCAATCGGCGGAACGGTTATTATTGGTGATTGGGTTGCATTTTCAACAGGAATTCATGGTAAACTTTCCATTGGTAAAATTAATAAATTTAACGATTGTTCAATGATTGTTTATCGTCGCAAAGGTAAGGCATTACGTAAACAATCAACCCAAGTAATCAAAATAACAGATGAACAAGTAATGCTTCATATGTTCACGGAGAATTAAAAATATGACACAACATGTGCTGGCGCAGTGCCCAAATAGACATATAATACCATTATCGTTTAATGGAAGTATTAATAAATCTTATTGGAATAAGATTGTTCCTGCCATCGGAGAAACATTATCATGTCATGAGTGCAAAACTACAAACAACTATAATTATAATTTTTATGCTATAGCACAATATGATGCGAGACTTTCAATTAATAAATTTGTAGTTGAAACATTTGGCAGAGTATCATATTTTAATAAAGACCAACTTTTGAAAATGAACAAAGATTCCGTTCGCAAAATATTAACAGATCATAATTTTGTTTATGATGAAAAATCAAATATTTGTGATAAAACTATGGTTTTTTCATCTCCAGAAGGTTATAAAGCTGTATTTATTGTAAAATCTGGATGTAAAACACAACAAATGTTTTTGTTAGTTCCAGCAAAACATGAACTAATTAAAAAAATTGATAGTGCAAATAAGAACGATAAAAGACAATTTAAGATTGAGGCTCCTCCAAAGATTATTTGTCCAACTGTTATTAAAGATTGTCTTGGAACTGAATTGTTTGTTGGTGATTGGGTTGCATATTCTTCGATGTCTTATACTGCATTGAGATTTGGAAAAATTACTAAAATTAATCCAAAATCTGTAACATTAAAAGACAGTAAAGGCGGAAGAAAAATTCCGGGTAAAGATGTATCACAGATTATTAAAATTCCAGATGAAAGGGCGATGCTTTTGATGTTGGAAAGTTGATTTGTCCTTGACTTCCTTCATAAATAAATGTATACTAAGAATGTGTACAACTATAAAGGGGATCATGACAATGACTGGAAAGTTGATTTGTCCTTGACTTCCTTCATAAATAAATGTATACTAAGAATGTGTACAACTATAAAGGGGATCAAGACAATGACAAAATGGTTTGATGATGTGATCGCTGAAAAGATACACAGTGCTAATAATCATGTAATTTTGATTCCTGCACAAAACCCAAACGCTCCTCTAGATACAGTGGATGTTTATGATGGCGTAACTGGAAAAGTTCTTGTTACTGATGTTCCAGAATCATCTGCCCAAGATTTTGCAATTATTTGGAATTCTTTTATTGATGATTCGGAAAATAATGAAACTGCCAAGAAAATAAATTTGGCATGGTTAACTGACAGTGTTGGAAACAGAAAGAGATATTAATGAAAAAGATTGATAATTTTGACACCTGTATTGCTGCATTAGATTTTATCGATAGTTTAGCAAAGAAGAATAAAAAATACAAAGGATTACTAAATAACACGTCAAATAATGATTTTAGTAAGGTTGTTTGGCAGGTTACTTACGATACAGAGTGGTTAAAAGATTAAATGCTCAGAAGTCGAAAGACTTTAATAATAGTGAGAGGAGACTAACTTTATATGTATTCGGACGCGGATTGCGATATTCCGCCGGTTCCACCAAAATATGATTTAATGTTAGACACGAAACGTCTATACGGGACCGACCAGTTTCGACGGGTATATTATAGGGAAACGTTACTATTCATGATGTGGTTCTCGCTTCATGTAAAACAGAGAGCACCATTTATAATTGCTGCTAACCGCATCAATGGCGTTAATGAAATTGCAACCTACAATGTAGTGCGCAATCAAGTTAACGTGCCAGTTCTAGCGTAATTGCAGAACTCCGGGGAATGGCCCACCCTGTAAAATAACGGGCCATATAAATTTAGAAAGAAGTTATAATGTTAAATATAAAATATAATTCGCTAAAATTGAAAAACTTTTAAATTTATGAATATAGAAATAATTGAACCAAATTTAAACATTGTTTTTAATGGTTATAAAAATATTATAGCAATGGATATGGTTAACATACAACCACTAATGAAACCTTTTTCTATATCATCACCAAAAAAGCATTGGGAAATAAAGAAATCCGGTCATCGATGGATTTTGGAAAGATGGACAGATTATAATTTTTTCACTCTATCTAGTCCAACACATCTTCACGAATGGTTTGATACCGAGGAAGAAGCTATTCAAGTAATGATGTTGGAAAAATTTGAAGAATAGGAAAAGATATAATGAAAAATTATAGAATTCAATTTCGTGGAATTGGTCCTTTATGGACATATGAAAAACCATGGGCAGTTATTGAATATAGTGCAGAACATCTTCCATCAGCAAAAATATTTGCTACAGAAAAAGAAGCAAATGAACATTTAATGTTAAAGATGTTGGAGCAATAAAATGATGCCAAGTGATATGTGGGAATTCTTTTATGAATATGTAGAAGATTGTAATAATATTATAAAATATGGTGATATAAGAAAACTCCCTCGAAAATTTGATTGGAAACATCTATGTTGGTATAATGATAGATGGGAAGTAACAGAAGGTGTTCTTCATACAAGAGCAGAAGGAAACAAATATTATATCTTTGATACCGAAGAACAGGCAAATGAATTTATAATGTTAAAGATGTTGGAACAGTAAAATTTATAATAAGAAAGATTAAAATGAAAATACAGTTTTTAGATTGTGAAATGTTATGTTGGGATAATATTGAGCCACCACAAGGACAAATCAAACATATTATTCAAATAGGAATAGTTGAAGTAAATTCAGAAGACCTAAAAATATCCAGAAGTAAAAGTTATTACATTCGACCAAAAAATAAAGATTTTGAATGTAGTGATTATTGCTCAAATTTAACAGGTATTACTCGCTCTAAGATTTTAGATGAAGGAAGATATTTTCCTGATGCAATGAATACAATAAAGAAAGAGTTTGGTCCTTCTTCAAAAATAACATATGCTTGGGGTAGTGATTACGAACCAATAGCAACTCATTGCTCAGACTATGATTGTAGTAACCCATGGGTAACATCAGGTATTTTAGATTTTGGAATAATTTTTCGTTCTGCATATAATTATAAACATAAAATGCCACTTATTGATGCATTAAAATCAGTTGGTATTCAATTTGAAGGACGGCAACATGATGCAGAATGGGATGCAAGAAATTTAGCATTACTACATAATAAAATGATGATGACAATTCGTAAATCTATGCTATAATAGACAAATGGATATTAATGAACTATTAATGGTAATTAAAGATATTACACCTTCTGCAATTGAAGAGTTTAATGATGTTCGTTTACCGTGTTTATTTAATTTTTGGGGAAGATCATTAATAGAAGAGTTAGAAAACGAAGATCAAAAAACAGTTGAAATTACAAAGGCATATTCACGAGGAATCAATAATTCGTTTTTTAGACGTATTGCTGATAAGTTACCTGATTATAGTGAACACACAACAAATGGTGCAGATTATAAATATCATGATTTGTTAATTGAAGATAAAAATTCCTTTTCACATAAATCTGGTCATTGGATTGGAAATGGATTTGTAAAATGTGGAACATATTTACTTAAAAAATTTGAAGTTGACGAAACTGGTAGAATAGTAGCAGCTTTTGTTGCATTAATTATTGATCCAGATAGTGTTTGGACAGAAAGAACATTAAAAACAAATAGGTCTGTGATAGAATTTAAAATATCAGATCAACATAAGATGAATATTATTTATGGTTCTATAAAAATAAATAAAAAAAATATAAAACCAATTTTATATAAGGTGAGTTAATGGCTGATCGTAAATTATCAGATATTTTTGTGGTTCCTCCAATTTCTGTATTGGACATTCGTCAAAAATATTGGAAAGATCGTAGGAAATTTTGGTTGTCGCTTGGAATACAAAGTGAATTAGGAAGAAATGAAAATTTACTAAGTTTGTCACCATTGTTACAAATAAAACAAAAAGCAACTTCTATTTTTGACCCAGTTTTATGTGAAATAATATATAAATGGTTTTCAGGTAAAGATGACATTGTTTTTGATCCTTTTGCTGGTGGTTCAGTTCGCGGTATTGTAGCGAGTATATTGGATAGAAATTACATTGGTATTGATTTACGAAAAGAACAAATAGAACATAATAATTTACAAGCAAATAATCTTTGTTTAAATCATATTCCTACTTGGTTATATGGTTCTTCTATAGATATCAGTGTTGAACAAAAATATGATTTATTTTTTACTTGTCCACCGTATTATGATTTGGAAAAATATAGCAATGATGATAAAGATTTATCAAATATGTCAGTTGAAAATTTTGAATTTACATATGAAAATATTTTAGAAAAAAGTTTAGATAAATTGGAAAATGATAGATTCGCCGCAATTGTTGTTGGTGATGTAAGAGATGAAAATGGAAATTATAGAAAATTCCCTCAAAAGACAATAAATATTTTTGAAAAATATGGATGTAAATATTATAATGATTTAATATTGTTACAGGAACCAGCAACAGCCGCAATGAGAAGTTTCAATTATATGAATTCTTCAAGAAAAATTGCCAAGGCACATCAAAATGTATTAGTATTTATTAAAGGGGATGCGAAAAAAGCAACAGAAAGATTAGAAGTATTTCAAGATAGTAATTCGCAATATGAAAATTTTTTTATTTAGGAGAAATATGAATACTTATAAAGTAACATTTGACCGTATCGATTCATCAAGCGGTGATCAATTAGTAAAAACTATTACAGCAGATAAATATAAATTTGAATCTGATCACAATGCATATATATTTTATATTAACGATATGAAATTTGCGGAAGTAATATATGAACATATTTTATTAATTGAAGTAATTGAAGAATAAATAGCACAAGTATAAAGATTCTGTGATGGAGAAATAGTCCACTAGTAGAGAAAACAGTTCATAGAAATGGTTATGAAATATTTACTGGGAAAGTAGTCTCACTGATTGGTGCAACATGCGTCCGATAGCAATGTTTCGGAAGTCAGCAAAATTGATGAGTGGCAGAGGGAAATCTCATCTCACAGATAAATCTATTAATGGCGGAATAGTAATCCACCCGGAATAAAATAATTTATTGAAATGACAATAAATAAATAAGGGGAATGTAGACGCATAGGTAGCTGGTCCCACGCGATTATCAATAGCAATGGTTTGATTAGCCTAAAAATTGTTACGTGACAGAGGGAAATCGTAACTTCATAGTATGAAAAGGCAGGAGTTAATCTCTTGCCTTTTTGTGTATATTTTGTTATACTTGAAATAGAGGTTTATATGGAAAACCAAATTTGTTCTCTTGAAAATTATCTACAGTTTCCTGATAATACAATGGATAGTAGAATTGCTATAGCAAGAAAAATACTTGGTGATTCTGTAGTAATTTTAGGTCACCATTATCAGCGTGACGAAGTTCTAAAATTTGCTGATTTTACAGGAGATAGTTTCAAACTTGCAAAAGATGGTGCAAAAACAAAGGCAAAATATATTATTTTCTGCGGAGTATATTTTATGGCCGAAACTGCGGATATTCTTGGCCACGATCAAATTGTTATTCTACCCGATTTGAATGCTGGTTGTTCGATGGCTGATATGGCTGAAATTTCTCAAGTAGAAGCATGTTGGGAAACTTTAGAAAAAATTGGAATAACAAATGATTTAATTCCAATTACTTATATGAATTCTACCGCTGCAATTAAAGCATTTGTTGGAGAATATGGAGGATTAGTTTGCACTTCTTCTAATGCCCAAAAAGCATTTGAATGGGCGTTTGCTCGTGGCAAAAGAATTTTGTTTCTTCCAGATCAGCATCTTGGTCGTAACACTGGTTATAATATGGGAATTGCATTAAACGAAATGATTGTATATGATCAATGGAGTATTCAGGGTGGACAAAGTAAAGCAAGTTATGATCAAAGTAAAATTATTTTATGGAAGGGTCATTGTGCAGTTCATCAGCGATTTTTACCAGATCAAGTTGATATAATTAGACAGAAGCATCCAGATATTCAAGTAATTGTTCATCCTGAATGTAGGTTAGAGGTTTGTCTAAAAGCTGATCAAATAGGTTCTACAGAACAGTTGATCAAAATTGTAGAAGAATCTCCTATTGGTTCTAAATTTGCAATTGGAACTGAAATTCATTTGGTTAATCGTCTTGCCAAAAAATATGCTCCGTTAGGGAAAACCATTTATAATCTTACTGATCAAGGATGTTTATGCACCACAATGTTTAGAATTACTCCACAACATTTAGCTTGGGCGCTGGAAAATTTAGTAAACGGAAATGTGGTCAATCAAATCAAGGTTCGTGATAATGTAAAGAAATGGGCCAGAGTTGCACTTGACAAAATGCTTATTTTATGATATTAATCAAATAAGAAAGGAATATTATGACTAAACCGGTTTGGACTCAAGAAGAACTTAAAAATAAAATTGCGGAAAATCTTGATATGTGGATTGGAATTTATTTTAATAGTTCCAATGAGAGAAAAATCAAACGTTGGGTGAATTTCTAACAACAACGATTAATGAACTTGCGCCTGATTATTATGGCGATTATTTCAAGTTTTAATTAGTGGCAGATGGAATTTTCGGCCAATAGAAACATCTGCCGGGGCGGTGAATGCTGTATCCAATTGATTCTAAAGGGACGAAAATTCAATTTCGTCCCTATTTGGTGTTTTAAGAGGTTCGGTGATGTCTCAGTATCATTTTATTTTAAAGACCTCTTAAAACGCATTTTATGACGATAAAATAATCATATTTTAGTTGACAAACCACAACATATTTGGTATTCTATATTTGTTGGTAGGGATTGAAAGTCCTAATCTGACAAGTTGACAGGAGTGATATCTGAGTCAACATTGCATCATCGGGTTTCTACCTGTGAAATTTGGAATGGCACCGTTTTGAAGGGCATCAGACGGGCCAAATGGAATGGGAGCCATAGAAACCCACGATTTTATTTGAGGTAATAATATGAAAAGCACCGAAGTAAATCCAGTTCTGACAACGATTCGCGCTCTGTTGAAGTTCAAAAATGATACCACTATTGCTGAAATTTCTACGACTGCTGGTATTTCTCGAAAAATAGTTCTGGATGTCATCAATCGTAATGGAAATATGGTGTGGCGTGATCGCACCAATGGAAAAATTACTCGTGTTGATCCACAGAATATTCTGTGGGGGAAATTGTGGGCAGATGGAGCATATTTTCGCATTGGTGAAGAGAATTACGGATGTGCTCATACCTTGGTATTCATCGGTCACGAAGAACTAAAAAATGATTTGCTTAAAAACGATTGGGCTGGTGGTTTGGGTGATTGCTACCCCATCAAGTATGTTCCAGATACTCCTGAAAACAGGGCAGTTATGGTTGCCAATGGTTGTATTTTTCATGATGATATTGCTCCTACAGTTGATGATCGTTTGTGGAAGGAATAATTTAACATTTTTGAAAGAGGAATATTTTGGAAAATGAAAAACTGATTGCACCAGAACTATTGAAAGAAATCATTGCAATTCTAGCATGGAGAGCAAATTATCCACTTAACAAATTGTCGGAACTTGTTGTCCCGGCCCAAAATAATTTGAAAATGCGCGGAAAGAATGAGTTGCCACCATTGACATTCTAACCAAAATCTGATATACTAATCTTGTAGTCAGAAATGGAGGAAATTTATGATCACGCCTGACCAAACTCGTGAACTTCTTGATTTATTTCCAGATGCCGATCTATCTATCATTGAATCAATTATTTACGACAATGGTTGGTCTGGATATGAAGATTCTGCATGGTTGATCATTTTTGAGGGTATTGATGGATCAACACAGGCTCTCGAATATTCATCTTGTTCTATGTGCGATGGGGAAACGTCTAATACATTTACTCCACGAGAAATAAACGACTATGAAATGGAAGAACTTGTTTTACAAATGGAATCTGATATTGCTGAAAATGCTAATAGTTAAATAAATCATTTTTTGGTTGACAAGTGTCTCCAGACTTGATATACTAATCTTGTAGTCAGAAATCAACCCGAAAGGAACAAAAAGACAAATGGCAACAGTGACGATTATCAGAGGATTTAGCCGTGGGCAGTTCATCCATAACCAAACCTTCACTCTTCTCAAAGGTTTGCAGAAATGCAAGTCTGGAAAGCAGCACGTTACCGTTGACGGTATGGCTCTTTATGGTATTCCTTCGGCCCGTATCAAGGTGAAGTCCGAGAAGGATTTTGTCATTGATGGTGAACTTCCGGTTGACGAAAAGATAGAAAAGACTCCCAAGACTGAAAAGGCGCAAACTGCACGTCAGATCGCCGCTGCTTCAAAGAACAATGAGGCCGTTTCTCTGTTGGAAGATACAACTATTCCTGATATTGAGTCGAATGAAACTGATGAAGAGGTTGTTACTCGTATCAGTGATCGCTTCTCGGTGCTCAACAAGCTGACTCTTGGTGCCCGTCGCGGTGATATTCGTGCTCTGTTTGTTACGGGTGCTCCGGGTGTTGGAAAGACTTTTGGTGTGGAACAGACTCTTGCCGAAGCAAACATGATTGAACAGTTTGAAGGATCGAAGAAGCGATATGAGATTGTAAGTGGCGCTTGTAGTGCTCTTGGGTTGTTTATGAAGTTGTATGAATATAGCAGCGAAAACGATGTTCTTGTTTTTGATGATTGTGATATGGTTTTCCAAGATGAGACTGCTTTGAATTTGATGAAGTCTGCTCTTGATACTTCTGCAAAGCGCAGGATTTATTGGAATCTTGCTTCCAAGTTACTTGATAAGAAGGATATTCCCAACGATTTTGACTTCAAGGGAAGTATTATTTTCATTTCAAACATCAATTTTCGTAAGGTTCGCGGAGAAAAAATGAGAGCACATTTGTCAGCCCTCATGTCGAGAAGTTTTTTCCTCGATTTAACTGTTAGCACTTTCCGCGAGAAGATGTTGCGCATCGAAGATTTGGTTTCAAACAAGGGGATGTTGGATCAGTTCCGTCTTTCTGCAAAATGTAGTCGTGAGATTATGGCTTTCCTTCGTGAGAATGCAACCAAATTCAATGAACTTTCTTTGAGAACGGTGATTAAACTCGCGTGTGTTGCAAAAACATTCGATGAAGATGCCACCGAGTGGAAAAAGGTAGCGGTGATGAGTTTGTGTGGTAATCCACTTAGCTACTAATCAATAATTTAAGAAAGGGAAGATTCTAATTCTTCCCTTTTCTTTTTGTTTTCAAAATAAGTTTTAATTTGTTTATCAATTGATTCTTGGCTACGAACATATGAACCATTAGCTTTTCTGGTGGCGGTTATATTAGCAATATGCTCTGGTGATTTTGGTGTAACTTTTATTCCAGCTTCTTGTCTTTTCTTACAAGTGTCTCTTTGTGCTTGTTTTGATTTTTCTGATCGTGCATAATTATCATTCTTTTTTCGAGTAGCAACACCATTTTTGATAACTTCTGGAGAATTTGGTCTTCTATATGTTCCGTTTATGATTTTGGTTTCTTTGCTTTTTCTTGCTGATTCTGGTGTATTTGTGTTCCATTTCCCTCTTTCAAGCCTTGTCGCTAAACTTCTTTCAATTGCATCTTGGGAGCGAATACTTCCTAATGATCCATCTCCGCCATCTGACTTGTTTCGTAAACAACCAGTTCCAATATTAATACGACCATATAAATAAATTTTTAATATTTCCAATTGAAATGCATCGGCTTCATTTATTGGTTCTGAAATTATAATATTATTTTTATCTTTTGGAACAGATATTCCTTTTTGATGTTTAGAATAAGGTCGTCGTTTTATTCCTTTGCCAATATAATAAGGTGTTCCAATATCACCATATTTTGATTTTCGCGAACGTATGTATTCGTAGACATAATATTTCTTTTCTTGAGAATATATTGCAGTATAAATAGTCATTAGCTGATTGCCCTCCATGGCATTAGAACTAGCAGGATTTCGCGATCCGTGGCTAGTATATTTATTTATCAAATTTATGTAATCTTCTTCACAACCAAAATACTTCTTCTCTTTTTCTTTTGACTCAATGCCGATAATGATACAGCCTGTCCATGAATAATTGTAACTTCCTTAGTAATAAAGGTTTTGAAAATTTTATTAAAAGGTTTCCATTCTTCTTTTAAATAAATGTCGATGGGTAATTGACGATTCGATTCATAATACCATTTTTCGGCGAGTGCCAAAAATAATCGTTTTTCTTCTTCTGTTTTCAAAAGACCAAAATCATAAATACTGGTAATTGTGGCATCTGTATTTTGTATGATTCCAACATATTCGTCATGAGAATCACCGTATAATAATACTGATATAAATGGAAAAGATTCAGTTAGTTTTTTATATAAATTATTTGGCATTGTATCCCTTTATACATATTTAATTTCCAATTCTATTTATGTTTTTGATTTATAACTAAATACAAATATGCAACTTATACGAACATATTTTGAAAATAAGGAACCAAAAATTCGAGCACAGATCGTTGGATTTTCAAATGCCAATACTGGTATTGGATTGATTGGTTATAATGAGGATCGCGTTATGTATTCAACTCCGTTACAATTATTTTCGGGTGTAAATAATCCAGTTAAAATTTCATGCTTGAATTCAGATCAAAAAAGAATAAATGTTTCCAATGTGAATATTCAATGTGGATTATTTGTTCCAAATACTCAAAATGAACTTATAACCGCAAACGCAACAAATATTGATTCGGCTAACGGAATTGTTGAAATAATTTTTACTCCAAGCCAATTAGCCCCTCTTGATTTTGGATTATATGAAGTTGCTTTGACCGCCACAGATGCGAATTTAAATTGTTATCCCATTTATATTGACGATAACTATAATTCTCGCCTTACGACAAGATTATCCAAAGGTCCAGTTCTTGCTTATGCTGATCCAATTCCTCTTTCATTTACTGATACTGTTGATGTTGGAGTAGTAAGTAACAACATTGATTTAACTCAACGTCCGATGAACAGCACAACAGCAACAGTATGTGCAAATCTTATCGCATATACAGGAAATATTATTGGTCAGGGTTCACTTGTTACAATACCATTTCCAAATGATTGGGGAAATGTTTCAAGTTCATATTATGCAAATGTAACGGGATTAGTTTTTCAAAACATGATAGGTTCGTTTGCGTTGGCTCGTTTTGTAATTGAGGGTATCGATCCACATGGATATGGAAATGTGTCACCATCAAATATTGCATTATATATCAATGGTGCAAACATCAGAATTTAATATTTACATTTGAAAATTGATCTGATATAATCAATTCATGAACCTCGTCTCACAGACAATTTATGATTATTGGTGTCGATCCAGAACAAAAATGTCTCCGTCTGGATGGTTAACACGCAATGCTCCGTGCTGTATTCATCGTGGAACTACTCAAGACAAACGTGGGCGCGGTGGATTAAAACTAGATAATAATACCGAAGCAATAACCATAAAATGTTTTAATTGTAATTTTGTTTGTAGTTTTACTCCCGGAAAACCTCTTTATCCTAAAATGCTTTCTATGATGAAATGGCTTCTTATTGATGATAATAACATAAATCAACTAAAATTAGAGAGTCTAAGAATATTAAGTTCCACAGGAAATGAAATAATAACTCATACACGAAGAGAAATAAAACCAATTGAATTACCGGAATGTTATCTATTACAAAATGAATTATCAAAATATTCAAAACATGTTGATTTTTTGAAAAGTAGAGGATTTAATTGCGATGATTTTCCGTTTCTTGTTTCTCCTGATTTAACATATAGAAGTCGGGTTATTCTTCCATTTATATTACAAGATACAATAATAGGATATTCAGCAAGGTCAATTGTTCCAACTGAAAAACTTAGATATATAATGCGTATGACAACCGAATTTGTTTTTGGTTTAGAATGGGTTTTACCAGATCATGAATGGGTTTTTGTAACTGAGGGTTTGTTCGATGCATTAAGCGTAAAATGTTTAGCAATTATGCATAATGAAGTTGGAGATGCACAGGCAGAAATAATAAATGATCTACAAAAGAAAATTATTATTGTTCCAGATTTAGATGTTTCTGGTTTAGCTAAAAGAGATAATAGTTTGATTGATACTGCAATAGACAACGGTTGGTCAGTTTCTTTTCCATTATGGAAAGAAAAAGATATAAACGCTGCATATGTTAATTATGGCCCGCTTTTTGTTGTTAAACATCTTCTTGACCAAAGCACGAATAATACTACAACGATTAGGTTGAAACAAAAACTATTACTTGATGAATTAAAAAGTAAAAAATAATTTTCTCGGAGGAATAAATCACAGGGTTCGCCTGATCTTGATTACGATTCAAATGAGGATAATATTTAAGTATTGACTTATAAATTAATAAGAGTATACTTATTTTAACGCATATATAATTTCAAGGATTAAAAAGAATGGCAATAGAAAAATGTTCACCTGAATTACAACGAATTTTCTTGAATTTTATTCTTAGTAGTGGAACTCTTTATGTAAGAATTCAAAATATTTTTAATCCTCAAAATTTTGATCGAAGTCTTCAAAAAGCCGCATCATTTATTCAAGGGCATGTTCAAAAACACAACACAATCCCAACAGTTCAACAAGTCAATGCAATTGCTGGAACAGAATTGGAATTGATTGGTGATATTATGGAAGGTCATGAATCTTGGTTTTTAGATGAATTTGAACAATTTACAAAACGAGAGGAACTCGAAAGAGCAATTTTAAAAAGTGCTGATTTATTAGGAAAGGGAGAGTTCGATCCGGTAGAACAGATAATTAAAAAAGCGGTTCAAATATCTCTAACACGAGATTTGGGTATTGAATATTTTTATGATCCCAAGGGGAGATTAATGAGATTAAAAAATAGTAATGGACAAGTTAGCACCGGATGGAAAGATATCGATGAAAAGTTGTATGGTGGATTCAATCGCGGCGAGTTGAATGTATTTTGTGGTAGTTCTGGAACCGGAAAAAGTTTATTTCTACAAAATCTTGCATTAAACTGGATGCAAATGGGACTTAACGGAATTTATATTACATTGGAATTAAGTCAAGACCTTGTAGCAATGAGAATTGACAGTATGATATCTGAGATTGGCAGTCGAGATATTTATAAAAATCTTGATGATGTTGAATTAAAAATTTCAATGGCCGGAAAAAAATGTGGTAGACTAAAAATTAAATATATGCCATCACAAAGCACAGTTAATCAAATAAAAGCATATGTTAAAGAATTGGCGATTCAAGAAAATTTTAAACCTGATTTTATATGTTTGGATTATTTAGATTTGATTATGCCAAGTGGTGCAAAAGTTGATGTGGCAGATGTATTCACAAAAGATAAATTGGTATGCGAAGAAATACGAAATTTTGCTGGTGAGTTAAAGTGTTTATTATCAACAGCTTCACAATTTAATCGTTGTCAAACTTTAGATTCGGAAATCATTATTAATGGACAAAAAACTACAATTAATAATGTGAAGGTTGGAGATATTTTAGATTCCAACGGAGAATCAGTGATAGTAACAGAAGTTCTTCCAATTATAAAACAACCAGTTTGGGAAATTGTAACAAAATCAGGTAAAAAAATAAAAGTTAGTAGCAGACATAACTTTCCAACACAAGCGGGAATTAAAAGTTTAGAAACTGGTTTGATTATTGGAGATAAATTGAGTAGCCGTGATAAATAGAATAAAGGAGAGCTACTCAAAATGAATCATATTTATATTCGCAGCCGAAAATTAAAAAAACTAAATTTAACACAAAGTGATATTGATCATTTAAACCAAATTGAATATTCAAATAAAAATTTAACACTGTTAGTAAAAGCAATTGTAAAAAATTATAATTTTGGGTTGTCTATGGAACATTTATCCAAAAATTGGAATAAAATTGTTGCTCTTGGTAGAGATTCTTCCAGCTTAGAGGCTTATATAATTAGATATGGAAAAGAATTTGGTGAGAAATATTTTCAAGAAAAGATTCAAAAAACAACCTGTGATACTCAATATTATGTTGCTTTATATGGTGTTGAGAAAGCAAAAGAACAACTTAGGTTAAGAGGTGCATCTGAACAAATATATATTGAAAGACTTGGTGAAGAGTTAGGAAAACAAAGATGGCAAGAATATTTGGTTCGTAGGAAAATGGCATATGTAAAGAATAGAAAAAATGGTTATGAATATGCAAAATACAATCGTGAATATTATCATAATTTACATGGTATTGAAAAGGGAAATGAAATATATGATAAGAAAATCGCAGCACAAGCATATAAAGTAAGTTTGGCTTATTATATAGAAAAATTTGGAGCCGTTAATGGGCCAGAAAAATGTCGTGAAAATAAAGATCATCTTAGTATAAGTTATTTTATAAAGAAACATGGAAAAGATTTAGGAACAGAAAAATATACTGAATATTGGGAAAATTTTCGAAAAAATAACGGTTCTATGACACGCTCAAAAATTAGTAAATGGTCAATGGAAGTTGTTGATGAATTATTAAAGGTATTTCCAGATTTAATTCAATATGGAAACAATGAAAAAAGTTTTATTTTATGTGAGGGTGATAATTTAATAGGTTATGCAATTTATCCAGATTTGGTGTATAATGATAAAATAATTGAGTTCAATGGAGATTTGTTTCATGCAAATCCAAAAATATTTGAAAAAGATGAACATCCACATCCATTTGACAAAGAAAAAACTTCAAAAGATATATGGCAACACGATGCATTACGAAAAATGGTATTTGAAAAAGCTGAATTTAAAGTTTTAGAAATTTGGAATTCTGATTGGATTGATGATAAAGAAGGAGTTTTAGAAAAATGTGTGAAACATCTGAAATCTTAGATTATAATGATGAAATCGTTGCAATAAATTATATTGGTATCGAGGAAACCATTGATATTAATACAAATGGAAATAGATTATTTTGGTCAAATGGAATTCTTACGCATAATAGTTCATTTGACGAAACTGAATTTACTGGTGCATCTATTGCTGGTGGTTTAAGTAAATTGAATACTGCCGATATTCTATTTGGTATTTTTACAAGTCGTATGATGAAAGAGCGTGGAGCAATCCAACTTCAATTTATGAAAACTCGTAATAGTGGTGGAGTTGATAGTAAAGTTGATTTAGATTTTGATGTTAATTCATTACGTATTACTGATTCTTCAAAACCAACAGATCAAAATTCAGCAATGACCGGTAGTAATGTTTTAGCTAAAATTAAAAACAGACAAAAAACTGACGAAGTAACAATTGGTGGAGTAACAGATAATAGAAAAGATTTATTAAAGTCTTTGTTGGGGAATATAAAAGCAAACGGATAAGAAAGGATTTTATGATATTTATTATTTTTATTATTTTTTTAATATGGTTAATAGTTGGATTAATTTGCGGAGGGTTTTCTATAAGTGAATTTGATATTAACCCATATGAAAATAAATTTGAAATTAAAAAATTAAATGTATATGAATTTGGTCTTTTGGTATCTTATATGATGTTTGGACCATTAACGCTTTTATTAAATTTTATTAGGATTGGATCAATTAACAAGTGGCATTGGTCAGAAAAATTATTGACAATTAAAAGAAAAAGAGAATTATTTATTTTACGAAAGTTGGAGTCTTAGAAAGGATTTTATGATATTTTTATATGTTTTTATTTGGGTTATGTGTGGATATATATCTTGGGGGATTTTAGAGGGTCAAATGCAATATATGTTTCCAATTAACAACTTTCATATTTTAAATATAAATTCTATGGCTATTTTATCTTTTTATCTTTTAATTGGACCGTTTTCGTTAATTGCTGTAATAATTATTATATTAAGAGAAACAGGATTTCATAAACCACATTGGATATGGAGTGTTATTAAAGAACAAGAGCGACAAGCATTTCTTAAAAAGTTGGAGTCTTAGATTTGAAGCAGAGTAGTAAGAGGTAGTTATGGCTATATTAAAATTTGAAATTTATATTAATGATGAACTGGTTGATACTATTGATTCCCCATATAAATTAATGACAACTCGCTCTATAATAGATAAATATCTAGATGAAAATCCTTCTATAAATAGAAAAACTGCTAAAATAAATGTGAGAATTGTAAATGCTGATTGCAAGGGGTGTGGCAACTAACCTGTTTGTTTTCAATGATTTATTTTTGTTGACATTTAACCACTATTTTGGTATACTGGAACTGTATGAAAAAACTATTCACTACCGAGTATGGAAGTCGTCTTTATGGTACTGCCACGCCCACGTCTGATACGGATGTGAAGCACATTGTGCTGCCGTCTATGAATGATCTTTTGCTTGGAAAATCTCTTGTAAACAAAGTAGATAAAACCAATTCTGTAAAATTTACTAAGAATTCTGCCGAAGATATTGATGAAGAATTCATCAATGTTCAAACGTTTGCAAAGGATTTTATTGGTGGTCAAACATATGCTTTGGAAATGTGTTTTGCAGTAGATTATGATAATGCAGGTCAGATTATTCATGATCCCTTGTTCAAGGGATTTTGTCATGAACTTAGAAATATGTTTTTAACTTCAAATATGACAGCATTGATTGGATATGCTGTAAATCAGGCATCATTATATTCTTTTAAGGGTGAGAGACTCAATGCTTGCCGCGCAGCGAAAGAATTATTTGAAGAGATGATTGAAAATTTTGGTGAGGATTTTAAACCTGTTGACTGTCGTGAAATATTTGAAAATAAAGCTAAAATCATTGCTGAAAATTTTCCAAAATATTTTTCTTTGGAAGAATATGCCATTAATCACGAGGGAATGTTGCGTCCATGTATTAAATTGTTGGAGAAGATTTTGCCATATACAAGCACGTTTAAAACTACGCTTGGTGTGGTTAATACAAATCTCAAGAAATATGGAAGTCGAGCAGATGCAGCCTCCATCGATAATGTGGACTGGAAAGCTGTGATGCATGCCCGTAGAGTAGTGGATGAAGGTATTTCTATACTAACTGATCGAAAACTTTCCTTTCCTTTTAATAAAGAATATGTAGATTTTTTGCTTTCTATAAAAAGAGGAGAACTTCCAAGAGAAGAAGTGTTTAGTGAATTAAACTCGCGTCTTGAAATATTGAAAACGCTGGAAGCAAATTCTACTCTTCCAAAAAAATCTGTTGAACTTTCTAATACCTTGGATGTATGGTTGCTTGAGTGGTTGCGTATATGGTATGGATTGGAATTTTCATTATGAAATACTCAATTCCTTTGGATTGTAATTGGTTGCCGTATGTGAATGCATTACAATCATTATATAATGGCGAAAATTTTAATATTACAACTTTTGAACAACAGTGGAAAAGTAAATTTGGTGTATCGTTTGTTAAAATAACTGGACCAAAAGCATGGTTGATGGAATTTGAAAGCAAAGAACATTATGTATTATTCATGTTGGAATGGAGTTAGATATGCGTTATAAAGTTAAACTTGAAGATATTGAAGAATGTTTTAATAATGCATGGTCTGTTGCCTGTTCTGAAATACCAGAACATGGTATTGGACAAGATATAGAAGAATATTTTTGGAAAAAATATAAAATATTGTTAATTAATTCTAATCTTGATCGTATACCACGGACAAAAAAATATAATTTTGGTTGGACACATTTAGTTTTTAAAAGTAGAGCGAGTTATGTTTTATTTATTTTGGAATGGAGTTCATAAATGTCTGTTACTATAACTGCTCGTGAATTAGGAAAAAATTTCATTGATGCCCATGATTCTTTATGGTATGATCGCGGAATAACTTTGAGTGATGGTATGGATGTAGTAGATCAAATTAAAGGATGGAAAAATAAATTTGGTGCTCGTGTATATGGTGGTCATTTTGATCATGTGCAAGCAGGAGTCTACGTCGAGGGAGAATGGAATACTATTGATGCTGTTGTAGAATTTGAAAGTAAAGAAGCATATGTATTATTCATGCTGGAATGGAGTTAATAATGCGTTATAAAATTTATGGAAATAATATATATAAATGTTGGATTAAAGCACACGAGGCTCTATGGAATGGAGAGAATACTCTTTCAATAAAAGATCAAATAAGGTTATATAAAGAAATATATCATATTGATGTATCTGGTGGTCCATATGACAATACTATAACAACCAGACCAATATGTTTAAACTTTGAAAGTAAAGAAGCATATGTATTATTCATGCTGGAATGGAGTTAATAATGCGTTATAAAGTTAAACTTAAAGATATTGAAAATACTTTTAATAATGCATGGCTGGTTGCATGTTCTGAAATACCAACACGTGGTATTGGAAGAGAGATAGAAAATTATTTTTGGAAAAAGTATAAATTATTATTAGTTAAACGAAATCCTAAAACTCAAAGTGTTGGTTGGATATGGTCGCATTTAGTTTTTAAAAGTAGAGCAAGTTATGTATTATTCATGTTGGAGTGGAATTAATAATGCCATATAAAGTTGATATAAACCAATATTTACAAGATCGTAATATATTTCATAATGCACATGATGCATTGATTTTTACATATCCTAACCATAATCTTGAAGATATAAGACAATTATGGAAAAATATATATGGTGTAAAAATAATTTATAAAACGATAACATCACAAGCGTGTGATCCATATCAGATATGGACAGCAATGGAATTTGAAAGTAAAGAAAAATATATGTTGTTTATTTTGGAATGGAGTTAAATTATGAGCACTTTTATAACGGCTGATCCCCATTGGGGGCACAAAAATATTATCAAATATACCAAAAGACCATTTAACAATGTAACAGAAATGGACGAAACATTAATTAAAAATTGGAATAGTGTTGTTCAACCAAATGATGAGATTCATGTTGTTGGTGATGTTGCATTTTGTTGTTCTATGGATTATGCTCTTGGTGTTATGAAGAGATTAAATGGAACAAAACATTTGGTTGTTGGTAATCATGATCAACTGGCATTAGGTATGAATGATATTAGACCCGGAACATGGAAGACAATCAAGGAAATGAATGAAATTATAATTCATAATCAAAAAATTGTTCTTTGCCATTATCCTATTGCCGAGGGACATTGGCACCATGCATATAAAGGAACTTGGATGTTATATGGTCACGTGCATGGAACCTTTCAAAATTCTGGAAAATCATTGGATGTTGGGGTAGATTGTTGGAATTATACTCCTGCAAGTTTTTGGAATATAAAAAAGAAAATGGATGAAATTCCTAATCCATTTGTTATAGATAAAAAAGATGAATGGGATAAATCAGATAGAAAGGAATAAAAATGTTAGATGATATTTTAGAAATGTTAATTTGGCCTTTTTTTATTAGTTTTGTATTATATATTTGTTGGGTTTTGAATTATAATTCACATATTGATGATATGAATAATATTATCCGCTATCAACAAATAGTTTCATCTGTGCAATTTGAACAAGCAACATTCTTAATTGCACATGATGAAGAATTAAAATATGAGATTCGATTGGAAATTAAAAATGAATGTTTATGACAAAAATGGTATACCTTTGGAAATAGGTGATTTCGTTCGCAATGACAAAAATATTATAGGTAAAGTTCTAAAAATACCTAATGAAAGTTTAATTCAAATATTTTGGTTCTCACTATTAACTATGAGTCTTTGGATGAAGACAAACAATTTAGAAAAATTATCAGATGAAGAAGTTATGTTATGGATGTTGGAGCAATAATGAACAAAGATAATATTGGAGATGTGGTAAGATTTGATTTAAATTTTCCTTACATTGTTGAATCTAAGATTGGTAAAATAATAGATATAATTTTAGATTCATGGGGAGATGTGTGCTATTATATTAAATACGATGATGGTTGGGAGCTTAGAAAATTAAATGAATTTGAATCTTTGACAGATGAACAGGCAATGCTATGGATGTTGGAACAGTAATGAACGAAGATATATGTGTTGATAAAAATGGGGTAATATTGGAAAAAGGTGACATCGTTAAATTTAGACAAAGTGATTTTGGAAAAATAGAAATAATGGAAGATTCGTGGGGAATAAATAATTGGGTTATTACTGTGAAATGGTTATTTGTTGGAGAAAATAACCGTATTTGTTGGGATGCAAATCGAGTTGAAAAATTATCAGATGAAGAGGCAATGATAATATATTTAGAGCAGTGAAATAAGATGTTGACAACCAAACCAAATTCTGATATACTAGATTTATGAATGAAAAAGATTACAATTTGATGTCGGAATCGGAGCAATTGGTAGCTGTTAATCAAGATGGTCATGCAATTTATTATATCAAAAACCCAAGCGAAGATGTGCAATTGGCGGCTGTTAATCAAGATGGTCATGCCATTCAATATATCAAAAACCCAAGCGAAGATGTACAACTGGCTGCTGTTCAACAAGATGCTCGTGCCATTCGTTACATCAAGAATCCAAGCGAAGCCATGCAACTGGCTGCGGTTCAACAAGATGCTTATATTATTCGATTTATTAAAAACCCAAGCGAAGCCGTGCAACTGGCGGCTATTAATAAAAATAGGTATGCCATTCAAAACATCAAGAAACCAACGGAAGCCGTGCAATTGGCTGCTGTTAATCAAAATGGCGAGGTCATTTATTTTATTAAAAACCCAAGCGAAGCCGTTCAATTGGCTGCTGTTAATCAAAATAGTTATGCTATCGATCATATTGAAAATCCAACAATTTCTGTTCAAATGTTGGCAAAATTATTGTCTTGACAACCAAACCAAATTCTGATATACTAATCTTGTAGTCAAAGAAAGGAATCAAATGGACACAATTTCAAAGATTTTGGATGGAATAACGGGCGATGGGTGTATTCGTTTCAATGACGATGGACCCGATGAATGTAAATATTGCGGAGAGCGTTTTACGCTATCATATAGTTGCAATCATAGCATTGATTGTATCTATGATATGGCAACTAAACTTTATTACAATGAAGATGAACTACGAAGGCAGCGCAGGAACTTTTGAAAAAGTGTGTAAATATGCTTTATTATTTTTTGTTTTTTATTTGTTTGATTAATTGGGCAGCATTACCAATTAATATTATTTTGCTTATATTGATTAATAATCAAACACAAGATATTTTAGAATATATTTATGATCGTGGTCCAACACGATCTGAATTATATCTTGAGGAAACTGAATGGAGACGGTAACCATGTATATGCAAGATAAAAATGGAAAAATGTTGTCATATGGTGATGTTGTTTGGATTGAAGTTTTTGAACCAAAATTTGAACATAGTGGAGTTAAAAGAGTTTTAGGAAAAATTATAGCCGACCGCGAATATGATACTTGGGGAAAATCAGAATTATGATTAGTCCTCTAGAGAACATTGCAGACAGACCAAGAAAACCAAATGAAACAGAAAAAGCAACAACTGACCAAGCCATGATGTTTTTGCTTGAAAATTAAAAACATAAACCGTTTATTTTCAATGGTTTATGTTTTATTTTATTGTTGACTTTTAATTTTAATTTTGGTATACTTTTAATAGTGAGGGAAGAGATGACAACTCGTGAGAATGCAAATTTCGTGATGGAGAAACTTGAAAATGCTGGATTTAAAGCATTTTTAGTTGGTGGCGCAGTGAGAAATTTATTGTTGGGATTGAATCCTCATGATCTGGACCTCGCAACCAGCGCAAATCCAACTCAAGTTGCAACGTTGTTCCCAAATAGCAAATTTGTAGGTGAAAATTTCGGTGTATCTTTGGTTAATATCGAAGATGATCAGTTTGAAGTTGCTACTTTTCGTCTTGATGCAGCGTTTACTGCAACTTCTGATGGTCGGCACCCCGATGAAGTAAAATTTACCACTTCTGCCGAAGAAGATTGCCAACGAAGAGATTTTACGTGCAATGCATTATTTATGGATAGGCATGGCAAAGTATTTGATTTTGTTGATGGTGTTGCAGATATCAATAATAAAGTTTTGCGATGTGTTGGCAATCCACTTGATCGTTTTCGTGAGGATAGTTTGCGAATGCTTCGTGCTGTAAGATTTTGTGCTTGTCTTGATTTTACAATGGATAAGGAAACAAAGGTCGCGGTTGTTGCTTTGGCGCATACAGTTAAAAATCTCCCCGCAGAGCGCGTTGCCAGCGAACTTAGCAGAATGTTGACAAGTGGACACGCCGATGTTGCCTTTGATCTGTTGCTGGAAACTGGTTTGGCTGCTGTTGTTATTCCGGAACTTTGTGACTTTGTTGGTTGTGAGCATAATTCCAATTTTCATCCAGAGGGAGACGTTGCTAATCATGTTCGTTTGCTGCTTGCTGGTTTGGAGAAGGGTTGTAGTTTGACTCTTGCTCTCAGCGTACTTTTGCATGATGTTGCGAAACCAAAGACTCGTCGTTTGAATAAGGATGGAAAGACACAGTTTCTTGGTCACGAAACAGTTGGTGCAGCTATGGCCGAAGATATCTTGCATCGGTTGAAGTTTAGTAATGACGTAATTAAGACTGTTGTTAGTCATGTAAGGAACCACATGAAGTTTTTCTGCACTCGACAGATGAAGCGTAGCACTCTTATGAGGTTTTTGCGCACGGATAATTTTCAGGAACTTTTGGCACTTGGTAAGTTGGATGTTGCTGCAAGCAATAAGGATTTCAGCGACGTTGATTTTGTTGAGAGGTTCTTGAAGGAAAACGCCGATGAATTGAAGGCGGATCGTCTTGTTAACGGTGATGATTTGGTTGCTATGGGTTTTGTTCCCGGCCCCAATTTCAAGGTATTGCTGGAACAGGTAGAGACGGCTCAGTTTGAAGGCAAGTTTACAACTCGCGAAGGGGCGCTGAATTTCCTTCGGAATAAAGCGCCCCGAAAAATGAAGGGATAGTTATGTTTGCCATTGGAGATTATGTTTTGGTAACATTTGGGGGTGGCCAAAGTTTGTTAAGTAGTAGAAAATATCCCGGTCAAATTATTGAATATCTTGGTGATAATCAATTTAATGTTCAGCTTTTTGCTGTTAAGAATCGTGATTATGTTATTTATTCCACAGAGTTAGAACTTATAACAAATGAAGAAGCTATGCTTTATATGTTGGAGCAATGATGAAAATTGGAGACTATTGTAAATTCAAACCGCTCTTTCAATATGAATCAATGATTGTTAAAATTTTTTCATATGAATATAAAAACAATACATCATCTTATTATTTGGTTACAAATATTTATACACATGAAAAATATGCAGCATATGATTTTCAACTTGGTGAGTTATGCAATGAAGAAACAACAATTTATTTATTAGAAAGGTAATAATATGACAGATATTAATGGAGTAGAATTAAAAATCGGTGATATTATTTGTTATCGTAATACCGCTGCTAATATTTATTTTAATGATGGTATTGGAAGAATTATTAGATTTATAGATAATTTCTGCGGAGAACAAACCGTGCTAATAAATCCGCCTAATTCTTGTGAGCAATATAAATTTTTGTTCAATGTTGAGCTATGTCCAGAAACTATAGCAATGCTTTATATGTTGGAGAATTAATTATGTCAATTAAAAATAAAATGACAGATCGCAATGGAAAAGAATTAAAAATAGGTGATATTGTTAAATTGCGTAAAGATAAAGATGGGGATAATTTTAATCGTATTGGAAAAATTGTTGATAGCCATATAAATGAATATGGTGAATATTTTTTAGACGTTTACTATTATGCTGATAATATTGGCATGTGCGGTAAGTTTCCAATCAATGTCGAATTTTTATCTGATGAAGAAGCAATGTTGTTTTTGTTAGAAAGATAATATGACAGATATTAATGGAGTTGAGCTAAAAATAGGCGATGTTGTTTGCTTTCGTATAACGAAAGCAAAATTTATTTTAATGATGGTATTGGAAAAATTATTGATTAATCAACAATTTTTGTGGAGAGAAAACAGCATTAATAAAAATTTCAGGAAAGTATACTCAATATAAATTTTTGTTCAATGTTGAGCTATGTCCAAAAGAAAAAGCTATGTTATGGATATTGGAGCAATAATGAATGATCGTTTTAAAAAGAAAATTAATATCGGTGATTGGGTAGTATACTGGCATAAAAGAGAAGGATTTTCTCGTCCAGATATTGCAGAAGTTGTAGAAATTACCAAAGTTCCATATACATCCAGATCATTTGCAAAAATTCGTTATACTTCTCCGCATAAACAAATATGTTATTGTGATAGAAATGCTTCTGGAATTACTTTGTTAACTAACGAAGAAGCTATGTTGAAAATTTTGGAAAAGGTAACAGAATGATTGCTACAGACATAAACGAAAATGTTTTAATATTTAATGATTATGTTGTTTATAAACACGAATATGCTGGTGAAGATATTGATGAAAATTATGAAAAATTTACAGGATTTGGTAATTTCATACGTATAGATGGAGACAAGCAACGTGAGGCATGTTGGTTGAGGATATACAATAAAAAAATGGGAACATTTATCAAACATAGATTAAATGTTAAAAAAATTGACAAACGAAGAAGCCATGTTGAGAATGTTGGAGAACTAATGGATTATTATTTTGATAAAAACGGAAATGAGATTAATATTGGTGATCTTATATATTATTATGCATATGATTCTGAGTATGTCATGAAAAAGAAAATAGGTAAGATAGTTGATCTTACTAAATTTGGAAAAGTTTATTTTGGTATATGTGATTTATATGGAGATAGTAATAAGTATAGTGGCAGCGGAGAACGAAATATTTATGAAGTCGTAAAAGTTCCTATAATAGACCAAACAATGATGATTCTAGAAAAGTATACAATATGAAAAACGATTTACAAATTGGAGAAATGGCAAAATTTGGTTCCCCAATGATATATGTAAAAATTATTGCTATGAACCGTTTAACTAATATAGCTAGAATTGAATATAGTGGAGTAGAATATTGCGTTTGTCTCAATCACCTTTCTCCTATTATAATAGAAGAATATGTTTTATGGAAATTGGAAAATTGATAATGACATCAGATTGTAATAAAAACAAACTTCGAAAAGGTGATTGGGTAAAATTTTCTCAGGGTTGCATTGGACAAATTATTAATATAAAACCTTATATCGATGACGAACTTTGGAAATCTGCCGACGGAATTGAGATTTTATATAAAAACCGACGTATTATTGAATATGGTAAATATGTTCAAAAAGTATCAGATGAAGAAGCTATGTTATGGATGTTGGAGCAATAATGAAAAAAGCATTTGATTATTACAAAACACCATTATATGTTGGAGATTATGTTTTGTTTCGTATTGATGGCTGTGGCCATACTGATATCATGGGAAATATTTCATCAATATTTGACTGCACGGATAAAGATATTATTAAAGATAATTTACTTGTTAATATAAGACATGGAAACGTTTTTTATACTAGATATGGATTTCAAGTTGAAAAAATTTCCGATAAAAAGGCAATGGTAAGATTACTAGAACAGTAAATTTAAGAAAGGAATTTTATGAAAAAATTAATAGTTGGTGGAACGTTTGATGATAATAATGGCAAAACATCATATATTGTCAAACAATTGATTGATTCTCTTGGAACAGATTGGGAAAATGTCAATGGTGGTAATATAACATATATTAATACATTTGATCCAACGGGAATTGATGTTTTACTTTGGATGCCAAATATTGCTAATGACGAAGTAAAAATTTTAGATAGTTTAAAAATAAAAAATTCACATATGTTATTGATTCAATCAAAACGTGTAATTGAAAAAGAATATTATCCTTCTGATATTGTTGGTCGGTTATTAAAATCACATTCTGCTCTTGGTATTATGATTTCCAAAGATGAAACATATCGTTTTCGTGTTCTTGATCCGTTAGGAAATTTGTGGTGCGATACCAAAGATATTAATATCGTTGGGGAAACAATTCAAAATAGAATTATTTATCTTTTATCTTTGACCCGCATTGGATCGAAACAAATGGAACTATCCAATGTATTTTCTGCTCCACAAAAATTTATTGATATTATTAAACAGTATGGCAATGAATTTACAAAATTTGTTAATGCAATCAATCCAAATAGACTGCTCGGTAATGCTTCTACTCGTTGTTCCTCTGGATTTCCAGCAATGCGTTTAGATAATCACATTCTTGTAACAAAAAGAAATGTAGATAAAACAACATTAAATATTGATGATTTTGTTTTAGTTAAGAATGAGATAAACAACATTGTATATTTTTCTGGTAATAACAAACCAAGCGTGGATACACCAATTCAATTAAGAATATTTGATTATTATAAAAATATAAATTATATTATTCATGGTCATGTATATATTAAGAATGGTATTTTTACAACTAACAAAATTCCTTGTGGATACATTGAAGAGTTTGAAGAAATTAAATCATTGTTTGCCGATAAAAATTTAACTAATTTTTCTATAAATCTTAAAGGGCATGGATGTTTAATCATGGCAGAAAATTTGGATTATTTACAATCTCAAATTATTAATCTAAAAGAAAGACCATTTCCTGAATCTAATTGAAAATAAACATCTTATTTTTTGTCTTGACAAACAAGCCAAATTTTGATATACTAAATTTGTGAGTGAAATATATTACAATTCGATGTCGGAATCAGAGCAACTGGCGGCTGTTAATCAAGATGGTTATGCCATTGTATGGATCAAAAACCCAAGCGAAGATGTGCAATTGGCTGCGGTTAATCAAAATGGTTATGCCATTTATTTTATCAAAAATCCAAGCGAAGCTGTGCAATTGGCCGCTGTTCAACAAGAGGGTTATGCCATTGAATACATCAAGAATCCAAGTGAAGCCGTGCAATTGGTTGCTA